GTTTGCAAACCATACAGAAGCAAGTCGAAAAGGAAACGGCCCAAGGCCATTCATGGGACACAGTGGTCCAGCTGCGGATGATTCAGGAATTGATCGAGGTCAGTTCTCAAGTCGCAGCGTTAAACAAGGTCCTGTCTGAGATTCTGACGGAAGCTCAGGAAAAGGACGAACGTAATGCCAGATCCAAAGCCATCTCCGATGGTCTTGCCACCCCCAGCCCCGCAAAACGAGGCCGAGGGCGTCCAAGCGGGAAAGGACACGCCTAAGTTCGAGTTCGCCCAGAACCCGACTCGTATCCACCCCGATGCTACTAGGCACCCGATTACCAAGCGCTTCCAGGGTAAGTACTGATGGCTAATGTGTCCCACGTACCCCATCGGTACGTTTCTCGCTCACATTGCTGGGTTTGTGATTTCAAATGGAGGCTAGTCTATGGCAAATGTGAGCGTCACTGAGTTCCAGGGCCTCGGGTACGTCGAGTCCGGCACGGACGGAATGAGCTTTAAGCTTGCTGCCCAAGCTCCTCGATACACGACCAAGACCGTGGTTGAGCAGGTTTTAATGTCCTCTCCGACCACCTCTCCGGCGTTCGGCCAGTACACAAGGATGATCCGTGTACATACTGATGCACCCATTAAGATATCTATCGGTAGTGCTCCGGGCGCTACGGCGAACTCGCCCCGGCTAGCTGCCAACCAGACAGAATATTTCACGGTAGATCCGGGGGATAAGATTGCCTGGATTACTACTACCTAAGAAGCCGTTGCCTAATTTTGTAAAACAAAATGTCTGGCATCCATAAACCGATGCCACCGCGTTATATAGCCGTTCCGTTCTTGTCCGGGGGGGTTCTGCCCATCCCGACGCCTACCCTGACGGTAACTCCCGTCTCGGGTTCGCAAATTAACGTCTCCATTGGTTACTCTGGGCCTCCCGGCGCAACCTCTTATGCCTTCGAGAAGTCATCTAGTAGCAACGGTCCGTTCTCACCTGTCGCTTCCGGAACGTCCTCCACGTTCTCCGACACCGGACTCCCCTCCAGCACTACATACTTCTACCGGGGCAGGGTTCAGGTAACCGATGGGCGTTTCTCCGACTATACTCTCGTTAAGTCTGCCTCTACTCTAGCAGCCGTACCTAATGCCGTAACTGGCGTAAATGCTACCGCCACTTCCCAGACTACCATCACGGTTACTTGGAACGCTGTTACTAGCCTTCCTCTTAGTGGTTATCATGTCTATCGTGACGGGGTGCTGGTTTCTACGCAAACTGGTACTACTTTTAACGACTCGGGACTGACCGCCGGCACTACCTATACCTACGTCGTAGCCGCCTATAACGCTGCTGGTGAAGGTGTCTCAGGAACCGATAGCGCTCTTACGTTCCAGGTCGTTACACCTCCCGGTACTCAGATTAAGCTCGTTCCCGGCAACGGGTGGTGGTTCGATAATCAGTTCTGGTATAATTCTTCTGGTGGTTCCGGAGCTGAGCAAACTGCGTTCAACGCTGCTTTCAATACACTTGCTGCCAATCCACTCAATAAGTATTTCTACCTATCCCTAACGTGGGGCCACGCGGAAGGTCCGACAAGAGGCGACTACACTAAAGCGTTTAACGCCATTGATACGATGCTTGCCAAAGCAGCTACCGCTTCTCATAAGATGGGCGTCATCGTAGAGATCTGGCAGACGTTCTTCAATACCCTGAGTGTTACAGATCTTAATTCTTGGCCTCAGTACGTAGTCAATAATCAGTGGATTAACGCCGGAGTTCAGGCTGGAGCTAATAGAACTCAGTTAAAATGGGATATTGACGATGTATGGACAGCGTATAATAATATGCTGATCGCCATACTAGATAGGTACAATAGTCACCCTTTATTCTACGCCTTGTCTTCTATGGACGAGTCCGTAGCTATTAGCGTAACTGACAACGGCACTTCGTGGCTTAATTCCACTCATTACAACCAGAAATATTTGGAGCAGCAGCTATTGATGAAGCAGCACGCCCCGAATACTTTAATCTACGTGCCGTTCAACTATTTGCCCCCAGGCGGAGCCACTGAGGCCCCTACAATGGCAAATATGATCACCACTCTGCAAAACGCAGATCCATACGGGTTCATTTACGGAGGCCCGGATCCGTTCCTTCGTCAAACAACTTTTCAAAAGTTGGTAGCGGGAGGGTATCAAAGTACTACCGGTATGGGAGACATTAGGCATCAAGTACTTTTGATGAACCGTACTCAAGAAGCCTACAACAACAATTCCAGCACTCCTCCCTCCCTCAATTATTCTACTGCCCTAGCAAATAACTCTGTATTGCTGACGTGGAATGACGAAACCTGGCTGACTTGGAAGTACGCCGATCAGCAAGCGGCTATCAATAACAATAACGGCGCTACTGGTACACCTCCTCCGGGCGGGAACTACACCCTAAGCTAGCATGGCAATTACGTTCATATCGTCAGGCGCCATAGTAGATGGCCTCAATACGAACATTACTCCTGTTGTGGGAGGCGCCTACTCCATTGGTGACGCCCTAATCTACTCCACGGGGGAGCAATTCGGCTCTGGTTCACAAACAGCCCCGGCTGGATGGACCCAGCTTTCCCCTAACTCTACGGTTACTGCTGTCACTATCTGGGGCAGAATAGCTACTACTACCTCTGAGACTATCCCCTCCGTTAACTGGGGGGCGGCTAATAGAGGATGGGCGCACCTGACTGTATTTCGGGGTGTGGATTCAGCGTTCACGTCCACCATGACCGGCACAGCAGAGCGCGGATCTAATACTACAGCCGATATCGTTAACTCTGCCGGCGCGCATACTCCTACGCAGGACGGCTCCTTGGCTTTCTGGGCCGGAGGTAGAAACAAGACCGTTACCACTGATGGTACAGTCTATACTCCTCCCGCTAATTGGACTATAGCCGTTCAGAATGCCCGTAATGGTACTTCTTATTCGGCAGCTATTGCATACTGGATTCAAGCCACGGCTAGCTCTGTACCTGCTAACGCAGCCTTAACGGGCTCTTTGACTGAGGGTACTGCTCAGGCCATGCGATCTACAATGATCTTCCTCGCTCCTGCTGCGTCGTCTGGTGGGGGTGGAGGCGGAACGGGGACAGTATCGTTCCCCCCACCTAAACGTAAGACGTACATCATCTACGATCAGTATTATCCGAGGTAACAAACGTGGAACTTGGTCTAGGCCAAAAATATAACGCCATTCAGAGCGCGTTCACAGTAACAACTACGGGATCCGCTGTCGATCTCGCTACGCTCACTTCAGTCTCTAATATCCCGATTATCATCGAACGTGTTGTCATTACGTCCAGCGCTAACGCGGCAGCGGTCCAGACTCTACAGCTTGTCCGCCGCTCTACTACGGGTTCTGGAGGCTCTAGCGGCACGCTTACCCCCGAACCGAATTCGGCTCCGGCTGCTTCAAGCACATTTGCGTATAACGTTACGACTCCTGGAACGCTGAAGAATGGCTCCGATCCTGAGATCTGGCAGATGTTTGCACCGTACGAGTTTAATCGTAAGCCTGGGGGTTTGCTGGTGGTGCCAGGGGAAACATTCGCCATTGCTTTCCCTAGCGTACCTACTGGTTTTACTGCTAGCGTGCACATTGAGTATATCGAGGTTAAATAATTGAGTAATCCCACCAAAGTACTATTTACCCTTCCTCAGACCAATACCGATGGCACGGCTCTTGCCGTGTCGGATGTAACTGGAGTCAAGCTTAATGTTCTCAATAGTGCTGGCGAAGTTGGTTTCAGCACTGTTGTGGGTACTGCTAGTCTCGGCTTGGATGCTGCTGGTAACGGGAGTATTCCTCTCCCTCAGCTACCTAGCGGTAACTACTCTGTTGTCCTATACACGGAGAGTGTCTCCGCAGGGCAGGCTGTCGAGAGTGCTGGAAGTGCTCCGGTCGCATTTGTAATCGCGAACCCGTCAATCCCAAACCCTCCGTCGGGCGTCTCCGTCGCCTAATCCGGTGGCTGCTGAAGCTATTTAGTTGGTTCAGATAGTACACAAAAGAGACTTATCGGCTTTTTCTTTACGTAAGAGCCGATGGGTTCTGCTATCCCTCCAGCAGACTATCTTCATCCCTGCGGGCGCTTACGTAACCGAAAGGTTTATATGTGTCCGCAGTCATATTCTTACTAGGACAGGCAGTAGAAAGAAGACGTTGATGTTCGGGGGATTACTCCCTAAAGCAACGAACAACAAGAACGTCCTCTTGTACCGTAAACCCCAGCCTAATCCTACTCAGTTCTATCCCGTCTTTACGCCCTGGAGACGCCGAGTTAAGGCTCTTGGAGTTCAAGTAGCCCCCACCGTTCCCGTAGGCCCTACGGGTTCTGGGATTGATTTGCAGCACTTCCTCGGTCTCTCCTTACTAAAGCTTGGAGGCATGCGATTTTGATTACTGTCGATCTTGGTAACGGCATTATTACAGAAATGGAGGAGCACTTGCTCACTCCACGGCTCCGCTTTTTCGAGAACGACCACGAGAAGACGGCCGTATCTGAATACTTATACCAAGGTAAAGTGGTTCACCGCTCCGTTCACGTACAACTCAAGAAAGGATTAGGCATCGAGGGCATCCTCGGCCAGATAGGCTAATGGCAAATACTCAGGCCCTCTGCGGCTCTTTTAAGTCCGAGCTAATGCTCGGCGCCCATCAGTTGGGCACAGTTACAATTGTCTCCCGAACGTCCTTGACTAGTCCCACTACAGACACTGTCAAGGCCGCCCTATATCTGGCCTCAGGCTCCCTAGGAGCCGGTACGACGGCCTATAGCGCTACTAGTGAGGTCTCAGGTACTGGCTATACTGCCGGAGGAGTTACGGTCACCAATGCTACGGCACCTTCTACATCTGGTACTACTGGTATTTGGACTCCCAGTGCTAGCATTCTTTATACTACTGTCACTCTGGCCACAGCTTTTGACACCGTCCTCCTCTACAATTCCACCCAGTCCAACCGGGCAATTGCAGTGTACACCTTCGGCTCCCAGACAGTAACGGCCGGCAACTTCACTCTGACGATGCCTACCAATGACGCCACTCACGCCTTGATTCAGCTTGCTTAACGGATAACGAATAATGAAGAATACTTGGAACGGCACGCTGATCACTCAGCAGGCTGCCGGAACTGCTCTAACAAATACGACGACGGCTACTAGCCTTCTTAACGGCCAGTCGAAGTTTACTCTCCCCGCCCAGTTCCTAGACACTATTGGCTCTAAGCTCCGTGTCCGGGCCTCCGGGCGCATCTCTACGGCTGCCGCTACTCCAGGCACCCTGACTCTCGACATCCGTTTTGGGTCGGTCGTGGTGTTTAACGGAGGTGCTTCGGGTACTTTGGCTACATCGGCCACTAACCTGACGTGGAAGTTTGAGGCTGATCTCTACATATTGACGGTTGGTAGCAGCACAACCGCTACTGCGTACGGCACTGGTATTCTGACTACCGCAGCCCTTTCAGCCACTACTCCAATTCAACTCTTGCCCACCAGCGCTCCCGGTGCTGGTACGGGCTTCGACTCTACCGTGGCGTCTGTTGTAGATCTCTTTGCTACGTGGTCAGTCGCTAACGCCAGCAATTCGATTCGGTGTGATGATTACGAACTGATCTCGTGCAACTAAATGGATGCTGCAATGCTGCGGCATCGGTGGACGGCATCGCCTACGCCTTCCGTACCGACGCTAGTTCAGCAAGTTAACGATAGGTGGCCGGGACAGAATACTGCTGCTCCACCAGATAACTCTCAGAGTCTGACTCGTACTATTGCTTTACCTGGCAATATTACAGCAGGAAACTCAATAGCTATCCTAGTATGCCACTTCAATACAGGCGTGGCCCCTGGGGGAACGGTCTCGTTCACGGACAATCTGTCCAATACCTTCCCAGCAGCCACAGGAAGAGTTGACGACGTAGATCCCTCAGCTAATATGTCCGTTTATGCGTTCTTCATGCCGCGTATCACTACAGGGGGAGCGCAGACGATAACGGCCACATTCCCTTATCTAGAGTGGCAGAGCTTGCTAGTCATGGAGTGGACAGGTCTTGCTAATCAAGCTCCTCTAGACTGGAACGGTAGCGTTCAGACAGCTACAGCAACTACGGCGGATTTCCTTACTACAGGTAATATCGCTGGAGGATCTAGCGCCGGGATATTCATAGGACACTGTCTCAATGGAACGGATCAGAATACGGCTAATGGAGGTGGGGTAGGCTCCCCGGACGTAGGCACTGGATTTACAGCGGTAAATAGCGGTACTACCAATTGGAGCGGAATCGAGAACTCGTTCGTAGGACCGGCCTGTCAGCCGGAGTATCTGTACAGCACCAACATGGGCACTCGTGCAATGACTTACACGCCCAAGAAGGCTGCTGAGAGTTACGTCTCTATCGGAATGGCGCTAAAGGCCTCATGACGATAAGTGTCCTCCAAGAACGGCAAACCTCAGCTGGATCAGGTAACGCTGCTAGTATCCAATTAGCGTTCTCTAATCCGGTTACTGTTGGTAGCTCGATCCACGTATTCTGCTCTGGAGTCGATACTGCTACATCATTCACGTGCTCAGATAGTGTCAATGGATCGTACGGAGCGGCTCTAGATACAATTGATCAAGCGGGCGATACTCAGCGTTTAGCTCATTTCAAGTTCGATAACACCGCTGCTGGTACACCCACTGTTACGATAACTCCCAACGTTTCAGTTGGGTTTCTCGCGATATGGATTCGTGAGATTGGAGGAACCTCTGGCTACGATAGTGCTCATAAGACAGCACTGCAGACTGCCCTAGGTAACGGCACAGATAACATAACGACAGGAACCCAGGCACCTAATAATCAACCAGGGCTACTGTCTGCATTAGGAGCCTGTACATCCAACTTTGCGTTGCCGACTACTGGCACGGGATTTACAGCAGGTGCTAATGGGTGGGACTTTACTGTCTCAAATACGACTTGCACAGAAAGCAAGCGATATACGGCACTTACGGCTATCGCCGCTACGTTCAGCAACGCTAGTGGTACGCAGAACTTTGCCACATTAGCGGCGTTCTTCAAGGAATCTGCGTCCGCTGCTACGGGAGTAGGTAAGTCTCCAGTAAGAGGTCCTGGTGTATCACCGGACGCTCGGCAGATGTTCAGAGCTAGGCAGCTTTCTACTAACGTCAGCCAGAACATTACTGTAGCTCTTACCGGGCAATCTGCTACGTTCTCGACGGGTACTTTAGGCCCCTCTACGAGTGTGTCTTTAACGGGGCAAGCAGCCGCAGGCGCTACCGGAATACTGACTCCAGTGGGCCAAGTAGTAGGAGCAGTACTATTCAGCGGCCCAGGTATATCCCCCGATTACCAGAGACTGTTCACTCCTAGGGTATTATCTACTGTAGTACCAACAGCCTCTGGAGATGTAACGGTGGCTCTAGTAGGACAACGCTCAGCGTTCGCTCAAGGGTCTTTCGGAATAGGCATCAGCATACCTCTTACAGGACAATCTAGCACTGCTACAGTCGGCACATTAGCCCCAGGCACTAGTGTAGGCTTGACCGGATCGTCCTCTACCTCTTCTACCGGCCTGCTTACACCGTCTCTAGCTGTCCAACTGCTGGGTACGGTACTAGGCGGAACAACCGGTATTATTTCTCCGGGAGTTACCGTGTCCATGAACGGCAACCTCGGAACCTTCTCTCAAGGCTCTTTATCCCCGGCTACCTCTGTATCTCTAGTCGGCATCTTCAACTCTAGTAATACCGGACAACTCACTTCTTCCGGTGGCGATCTGCAAATCACTCAAACAGCTTCGATGCTCCTAATACGACGAGGCTTTAGAAAGAAAAGATAATGGCAACCAATATTCATTCTACGGCCCTCAACGTTGCGGGTTCGACCACGACCCAGACTTCTCCTGATTACTCTAACGAGTACGGAGTTGGGGCGGAGATCTATCTAAATGTCACGAGTGCTGGCACCGGGAGTATTACTCTCACCATCCAAGGCAAAGACCCTACGTCTGGCACTTATTACACAGTACTTCAAGGCGCCGCTGTCACAACTAATTCTTTCAACAAGTACCAAGTCTTCCCAGGAGCCGCTACAACCGCCAACGTCTCCGTCAACGACCTGATGCCGTTTAAATGGCGCATTATCGTAAACGCTAATAACGCTAACGCTATGACGTATTCTGTAGGAGTTACTCTCTTTGGCTAATGAAGTAGACGCACCGAAGAACCACCTCTGGAAGAAAGGCCAGAGCGGTAATCCTGCGGGACGTCCTGTAGGCTCTAAAAACAAGCTCACACTGATCCGCCAGGCTCTCGAAGGAGAGCTGCGGCTTCAGTTGGGACCTCACATGGCGGATATCCTGATGGTGGCTATTAACAAAGCCAAAGCAGGAGAGGACGCGATGATTAAGCTTTTGGTAGATAAAGTTCTCCCGACTACCAAGGGCGATGATGGGACGGGAGAGGAACAGCCGAAAGTTCAAATCATGATCGGCAAACTTCCTGAACGTAAGGAAGACATAGTAATCAACGAAGGTAAAGCGAAATGAGTTCAGCATCCAAAGGTGCCATGAACAGGAGTTCCGGGAACCAGAAAACTGGTGGCTCTATGGATGATACTCCTGGGCAAGTTAACGGTAGCGTCGAGGCAAAGGTCATTCTGGCCTATCCGCATCGTGTTACCCAGAATCTCGGCGGTTCCGAGCATCGCGGCAAAGATAACCACAAGAGGGGTTAATTATGTCTCAGCGAGCACAAGCCCGGCAGTTCCGGGGTGTATATACGGAGATTGCTAGTGGTAACACTACAACCGACGTAGCCTCTATCGCCTCTGGAGCCCAGGCAGCGGTCACAGTGACTGTCCCTGGCGTCTCCTTAGACGGCCGATGGCACGTCCTGTCCGTAGGCTCTACCGCCAATCCAGGCGCTCTTGGTATCTCTGCGCACGTCACGGCTGCGGATACGGTCGTTATCTACCTCCAGAACAACTCTGGCGGGGCTATTGATCCGGCTTCCCAGACCTACTATGTCGTGTGTGGGCATATCGAAAGAGTCCTGACCCTGTAATTTGTGGAATTTAACCTTCACGAATCTCAGCTAGAGATCTTCAATGACCCGTCTCGATTCAAGGTAGTCGCGGCGGGTCGAAGATTCGGTAAGTCGCACTACGCGGCTGTGGAACTCATCATCCACGGTCTGCAGAGTACGAATTACGCCGGGTATGATGTACAGGACAAAGAAGTCTACTACATCGCCCCGACGTTTGAGCAGGGCAAGAAGATCATGTGGCCTAAGCTGAAAGAAATGGCCAAGATGGAGTCCGAAGGCGGAGTAATCCGAGGTACTGTCGAGAATGTCGCTACTATTACTCTTATCAACGGTCGGCGCATTTCTATTCGGGGTGCTGATCGGCCAGATACTCTCCGGGGAGTTGGGCTTTCTTATGTGGTAATGGATGAATACGCGTTCATGAAAGACGAGGTTTGGTCGATGATTATTCGGCCGGCTCTCGCTGACGTCGAGGGGGAAGCTCTCTTCATTGGCACCCCTGACGGCAAGAACCACTTCTATGATCTTTGGAACGATGCCAATGGAAAGCTACGAAACAAAGGATGGGCTGCGTGGCAGTTCGAGAGCCTGAAGAATCCCAAGCTGAACCCGGACGAGATTCACCAGGCAATCACTTCGTCCAACATGAGCGTTGCAGCTGCCCGCCAGGAGTTCGGGGCGAGCTTCAACTCTGGTGGTGGGATCATCCTAAAGGAAGAGAACTGGAGGTTCTGTGCGGAGCCTGCGGACGGGGACTACTACATGACTGTGGACCTTGCCGGATTCTCAAGCGAAGGCTCCTTGAAGAAAGGCGCCCTAAAGGTACGTGATGAACACGCTATTGCTATTGTCAAAGTCGGGACGTTCGGCTGGTGGGTAAAAGAGATTATTCACGGTCAATGGGACTCGAGAGAGACAGCCCTAAGAATCTTAAAAGCTTACTCCGACGTCAGGCCGATGAAACTGGGGATCGAAAAGGGCGCTTTAAGAGCAGCGATGACCCCGTACTTGGAAGACGAACAGCGGAGGTTAAACCGCTATTTTCCGGTGTGGGATCTGATCCCGAGCGGAAAGAATAAAGGGTCCAAAGAGGACCGTATAAGGTGGGGACTTGAAGGACGACTGGAAAAGCACCGACTATACCTCAACGAGATCGAAGATCCAAGAAACCTGTGGCAGCGAGCTCTCATTGAGCAAGGAAATGATTTCCCTTCCCCCCTGGCACATGACGACCTATTGGACGCTCTGGCCTATGTGGACCAGCTCGCTGATGTCGATTATGCCGACTATGGACGACAGCTCATACCAGGAACGTCTATCACGTCTGATGGCGGGCGAGGATGGGATGAATGGGACGGGGTCGAAACCTTGAACATCTACGCTGGTATTTAGTACGTGACTATTAGTACATCAGATGTAACGACCGACCCGCAGAACGTTGCATCGGAAAATCTACAGACTAGAGGCCAAAGTGGCGAACTCGTATCTTGGGTTATGTCCCGTGTCATGCGTTGGAGAACGACCCGTGACTCGAACTACTTCGATCTCTGGGATCAGTATTGGAACATCTGGCGTGGGCAGTGGAACGCCCGTCTCAAGCAAAGAGACTCTGAGCGCTCTCGACTCATTGCACCAGCAACTCAACAGGCTGTGGATGCAACGGTCGCTGAGATGGTTGAGGCGACGTTCGGTAGAGGAGACTGGTTCGACATAAGAGAGAGTAGCGACGCTCCGCCCCAGATTCTCCAGATGGCTGAACAAGCCAGGAACAACCTGCTCTATGACTTCGACCGAGACAAAGTCAAGCACGCTATCATCGAGACCTACCAAAACGGAGCCATCTACGGCACAGGAATCGCCAAGCGTATCGTCGAAGAGAAAACGTACGACAAAGTCGGAGACGCAGACTCCTACAATAACCCGACACAGACTTCCGAAGAAGCTACGTGTGTTTATTGGCAGGCTATACCACCCTACAATTTCGTAATTGATACCGCTGCTCTTAATATTGAGGAAGCTCAGGGCGTAGCCCATGAAACCATTAGACCCATCGACGAAATCGAAGAAAAACAACGACGGGGTGAGTACTTCAACGTACCTATCGGATCTGCGTCTGGCTATGCAACTGGCATCATTGCCCGTGGGCCAAAGGGCGAGAGTCTTGAGGTTAACATCCTTGATGCTACGTACATCACAGAATACCACGGAAAGGTCCCTGCCAAGTTCTTCGACGAATCTGCCGAAACGGACGACACTCCACTTACCCCGTACGCGGTAGAGGATAGCTCAGATGAACACACCCCACCAGAGCCCATGGTGGAAGCCATCGTCATTATCGCGAACGGTAACGCACTTCTCAAGAAGTCTACTAACCCGTTCCCTAACGGTGACCGTGGTTTTATTGCATATCAGCATGATCGCGTCCCTAATCGGTTCTGGGGGCGAGGCGTGGTCGAGAAAGCCTACAATGCTCAAATGGCTCTTGATGCCGAGCTTAGAGGCCGTATTGATGCTATGGCTCTTATCACTTATCCAGTTGTGGGTTTTGACGCAACTAGACTACCGAGGAACCTCAATCTCCAAGTCCGACCCGGAAAGGCGTTTCTAACCAATGGAGACCCTGAAGAGATCATTCGGCCCATCCAATTCGGACAGATCAATCCAGCCTGGTTCCAGCAATCCGGAGATTTGGAGAGGATGGTGCAACTCGCCACAGGGACCTTTGATCCCGGAGGCGATAGCCCGGCGGCCGGAGCTGCCAGCGCATCTGGCGCGTCTATGTCAATGGCAGCTATGCTCAAGAGAGCTAAGCTCACCATGCAAACGGTCGATGTGGACTTCCTTGATCCACTGGTTAAAAAGACTTATCTAGCCTACCAGATACTCAATCCTAAGCGGTATCCGACTAACCAAGAGTTCATCGTTCAGTCGTCTATGTCGATCCTGGCTCGCGAGTTCGAGCAGACGCAGATGACGAACCTCCTGGCTATCATCCCTCCGCAGACCCCGGCTTTCAATATCGTCCTCAAGGCGATCATCGAGAACTACAGCGGCCCGTCTCGCCAAGAGGCGGTAGCGGCCATCGAGCAGATGATGCAGCCGAACCCACAACAGCAGCAAATGCAACAGCAAATGCAGCAGGCCCAGCTCGAAGGAGCCCTGGCCGAGGTGGCGAAGCTCAAGATGGAGGGCGAGAAGCTCAAATCCGAGATCCCGGTCAACGCTGCCAAGTACGCTCACGTCATGGCTCAGGCCAAGTCCGAACCTCAGAAAGTCGAGATTGCCGCCGCTCAGTTGCACCTCGAAGGTGTCAAGACCGGCCACGCTATCACCGACTCTCATCACGACCGGATTGCTACGGCTCTGGATCACGTTGCGCACCACAAGGACCACGCACACGATGTGGTCAAGTTGGCGGTAGAGGACAAGCACAAACAGCAGGAATTGGCTGTAGAGAAAGAGAAGCACGACAAAGACCGAGAGATGCAATCGCATCAGATGGACAAAGATCGTGCCGTTATGCAGTCCATGGCTAAACAGCAGATGGAGCACGAAGGAAACCAGAACAAGCTGGACCGCGGTCACGACACTAATAAGACCAAAGCCGATCACGAAAACAAGGTGCAACTTGCCAAACTTAAGCCTGCGCCCAAAGGACCTAAGAAGTGACAGCCGAAGAATCAAAGTTAATCGACCAATACGAAGTACTGTTCGCCCAGTCTGGGTGGAAGGAGCTGGTCAGCGACCTTTCCAGCAAGCGCCTACAGATGGCCCAAAGCCTAATGGAGGGCCGATCCGATATAGACCAAGTGAACTTCACTAGAGGTTTGGCGGCTGGCTACCAGTATATCATTGGCCTAGAAGAGTTCATCACGAAATACAAGCAAGAGAGCAATCTACCCGAGGTTGGTGATGGCGCTCTCTAAAATGTTTTATGACTTCACGTGTACAGCATGTGGAGTTCATTTCGAGGATCGAGTGTACTCCTTTGAAAAGGAAGTACCTTGTAAGAACTGTGGTAAAACCGCAGAACGTAATCTTGCTTCCCCCCTGATCGCTTGGCGGAAAATGGGAGTCTCTAAAGACTTCCCCACCGCTGCAGCTAAATGGGATCGAATGCAAGAACAAAAGAACAGAACGGATAAAGGCGGTAGGGCGGACGGCCAGCCCAACCTTAAAGAATATTAAGCCTCCGGTCTTAAACCCCTCCAGCAACCCTTATAGGACTGTGAAATGACTGATTTGAATGCGAACACGAACGACTTAGATTTAGAATATAAAGATGTAGTTAAAGATCCTAATGATCCGCAGATGCGGCAGATTGCCGAGACCATCCCGGAGAAATACAAGGACAAGACACGAGACGACCTCGTCGATATGCACGTTAATATCGAAAAGGTGCTAACTCGCCAGGGTAACGAACTGGGGCAGTTGCGTAAGCTCGTGGACTCACAGAATGAAATCATAAATCGAGTAACCGCTCATAGTACGCAAGCCGAGCCCGTTAAGAAGATGGAACTCACTCCTGAGACCCTTCTCAACGATCCCGTAAACTCTGTTAACAAGGTAGTAGAAGAAAACCCCGCCGTCAAGTCCGGTAATGAAAGAATTACGCAACTCGAACTCCAGATTCAGGAGCAGAGGTTCGCACAGTCTCACCCGACCTACCGCCAGGATGTCCAAGATCCAGCGTTCCAGTCGTGGGTACTGGCATCTCCTGTTCGCACTAAGCTTCTGGGCAGTCTCGATAAGTATAATTTCAATGCAGGCCAAGAACTGTGGGAATTGTGGGGAGAACACCAAGCCGCAAGGCAGGCGTCTGAGACCGCTAGACAGGCCCGTGTAGGCGCTGTCTCCGTTACTAAGCCGGCAGGAGGGGAGCCCGTAGGGAAACCCATCTACAGCCGTATTAAGCTAATGGAGCTGCATACTAAGGCTATCAACGGGGACGCGCACGCTAAGGCGAAGTGGGAAGACCCAGAATTCCAAAGGGAATATCAGCTAGCTCACCTTGAGAAACGAGTTAGATAATCAACTCATTTTAAGGTAATTTAAGACTATGGCACTTGGCACTGGCCAATTAACCTTTAGCAACATTAGTACGTTCCTCCCGGATCTCTGGGCGGACGAACTCAGTGTTCGCTACAAGAAGAACCTCGTTCTCGCGAACTTGGTTGACAACATGGACCACTCCGGCAAGTACGGTGATACGGTCCACATTCCGACCTCCACTCGCGGTACTGCGGCTCAGTACTTCAGCACTCCGGGTCAGGCGGTCACTTTCACGGCTCCGACTACTAACGAGTTCACTATCACCATTAACCAGTGGTGGGTGCACGGTAAGCAGTTGCCCGATCTCGTTGAGAAGCAATCTCTCCCTAGCCTCCGGAAGTTCATTGTCAATGACATGAGCTACTCCCTGGCACTGGCGGTAGATACTTATCTTCATGATCAGGTAGCGGCTGTCCTTGCTGGTGGCGCTGCGGTGTCTGCGGGCGCTAAGGCTTCGGGTGGTTCGGTCATCGGTGGCGATGGCTCTACGGCCTGGAATCCGGGCGCTAACACGAACACGGGTAACGGTTCGGATCTGACTGATGACGGCATCCGCCGGCTGATGCAGACCCTTGACGATCTCGACGTTCCTGGCGACGACCGGTTCTGGTGTCTGCCTCCGGTGGCCAAGAGGAAGCTCCTGGGTATCCCGCGGTTCACTGAGCAGGCGTTCATTGGAGAGGGTGGCGACGGTAATTCGATTCGAAACGGATACGTAGGTAATCTCTACGGCACTCCCGTGTACGTGTCGAGCAACTGCTCGTCCTTCACCGCTACGGACACCACCACGGCGTATCGGCAGGTCATCTACTCTCACCAGAGTGCGATGATTCTGGTCAATCAGATCAAGCCGCGGGTCCAGGCTCAGTACAAGGTAGAGTTCCTCTCGGATGCTATCGTAGCGGATGTCGCCTTCGGCGCCGCTGTGGTTCGCACTGAGAACACGGCCTCCTTGGATCGTGGTCTGAGCGTTATCGTTCCTGCTACCTAACGGTAGTTTTGTAAGCTAAAATGGCAAGAACTTACTTACAGCTTGTAAACGACGTACTTGTACGTCTTAGGGAGACTCAGGTCTCCACTGTGACTCAGACTCCCTACTCAACGCTGATAGGTGCTCTTGTTAATGACGCTAAACGAGAAGTCGAGGATGCGTGGCAGTGGTCACAACTCCTCGACTATCTCACATTTAATTGTGCTAGTGGCATTGTTTCGTATGAGACGAATACGATGCTGACTAGATATGCCTCCCCTCCGCTTAGCGCTCCAGCAGGAGCTAATGAGAGGGCCAGGCTTTGGCTCGACGCCGTTGAAGATGAACCACTTCTATTTAATGTAACGCCACAGTATGAGCGACGTCTCAAATATGAGCCGGTCCTATATGACCAGGTTACAAAGATTCAATTGCTAAATAATAGCGGAGTTAATCACGCTGCTCCAGCTAAATGGCAATTAGCGCAATCTACGTTCTATGCTCAAGCGGGCATGTGGAACAAAGCAATTCTTCTGTACGACCTGCCAGACATTGCGTATACAATGCAGTTGTATATTTGTAATCCTCAATCTGAGCTGTCTTCGGATTCGGATACTATGAAAGTACCCTCAGCTCCCGTAGTACAAAAGGCGTACCTATACTCTCTGTATGAACGAGGGGAAGAACTAGGAGAGACGCTAACTTTGACGGCCGCCAAGGTAGAAGACACTCTGGCAGCCGCTATTGCGCTAGATCAGCAGCAGCAACAGCTTAATATGGCCCTGGTAGTGCCATACGGGGCACGATACTAACGATGCCTAGCGCCCCTTTAGCTCCACTTAGCCTGACTAGTTCCGGCATACGAGGTCTTAATCTACAATCCTCGTCCACCATATTGGATCCTTCGTGGGCTACTAAGGCCTCTAATATGGTATTCGATGCCACTAATCGCCTATCAGCACGTAGTGGATGGGTAGTCCAGAACTCTTCTCCGGTATCTGGAACCATAACTCAGCTATTCGAGTACGTTCCTACCTCCGGTTCGAACGTCGTTATCTCTACTGCCGGCAATAAGCTTTACAAGGGCACCACTACCCTCACGGATATTACTGGCGCTCTTGTTCCCACAGCCGATAACTGGAAATTCCAGAACTTCAATGGGAATGTCTATGGCCTCCAGACAGGTCACCCACTTATTGTGTGGACTGGCAGCGGAAACTTTACTACTGTCACCGCCGCTAGTGGAACTGTTCCGAACGGTAACGAGCTACTCAGCGCCTTTGGTCGTCTATGGGGAACTGATTCTACAGGCCAGACAATCAAGTATTGTAACCTCCTTGACGCTACCAATTGGAATATCACAGGAGCCGGTTCTATTAACCTTACTAGCGTATGGGGAACCGGAAACGATTCTGTCGTTGCACTTGCATCCTTCAACAATCTGCTGGTCGTCTTCGGATCAAGAAACATAGTTATCTTCCAAGACGGCAGTGGATCTCCTTTAGGACTGGACCCTATCAATATCAGGGTCTCCGATATTGTACCGGGGATCGGGTGCACAGCTAGAGATAGCGTTCAGAATGTTAACGGAGATGACCTGGTATTCATGTCAGGAGCCGGCGTTCAGTCTCTCAAAAGAGTTATCATTGAGAGATCTAATGCTGTTCGTAACATATCTCTGAACGTACGAGATTACTTTAATTCTACCGCTGGGTCGGAGACTTCCTCAGGTCTGAGATCCACTTATAACGCGTTCAATGGACTATACCTAGTCTCAGCTCCTGTATCTGGAGTGGTATTCGCTTTCGATACCCGTCTTCCTTTAGAAGACGGCACGTGGCGCGTTACGACGTGGAATAATTTTATACCCAAAGCCCTCGTTACACTAAAGGATAACGTTACTCTTTATGGAGCATCTGGAGGCCAGATATTCCAGTACCAGGGGATGCAAGATAACGGATCTAATTTCATCTCCACGTTTGAATCTGGATGGCTAGATCTAGGACCTGACGTAGCTAACCGCGTTAAGATGCTAAAGAGAGTACTGGCCGTATTTTCTAGCTCAGGTGGTGGTCAGCTTACTTTCAAGTGGGCCTACGACTTCTCCGATAATTTTACGACCTCCCAAGTTACCATCCAAGCCCTGTCATCCGTTGCTCAGTGGGGTTCAGCGCAGTGGGGAGCAGACCAGTGGGGCGGAGGTAACGCCTTGTTCGATATCCGAGTGCCCACTAACTCCGGGGGCCAGTTCGTGAAGGTCGGCCTTGATTTTACGGCGTCTTTGGCCAGCTTTTCTCTCAACCAAATGCAACTATTCGCGAAGGTAGGCAGGATTGCCTAATGAGTAATTACTCCCAAATCATCCTTTATGGTCCCAAAGACTCCCTGGCCTTAAACGATACTAATAAGTATATCAAGGGGGTGCAGATAGATGCGGAACTGGGGGCTATCGCCACAGCTATCGCTACTAAGCTAGATACTCCTGTTAAGGGCTTGAGCGTAGGGAGTAACGCCAATTCGTACGCCCAGACGATAACGTCTAATACAACCACCGGACAATCCTACGGCCTTAATATAACGGCCGGCACTAACTCGTCCGATACGGCACTGGCCATCTCCAGTGCCACAGGCAATAACCTTCTTAAGATAGGGGGAGACGGAACGATCACTGCTGGGTCTCCCGCCACATCTATAACCCCAAATTCAGGATCTTTTGTCGGACAGTTCACCGGTTACGGTTCGACTCTCACTTCTACGTGTAATTGGTACAAGATAGGGCAATTTGCAGTACTACAGATCGGAGCTGTGTCGGGAACAAGCACCTCCACTTCCTTCACTCTTTCAAACGTTCCTAGCGCAATAATTCCTCCCACTACCACTCAGGTAATAGCTCTTTCTGGTCCTACGTTCACAAATAACGGCGGACAAGGAACAGACGTAGCTGCTATCATTACGACAGGCACCAATACACTTTCATTCTTGAACGGAGGGTCTAGCACTGCGTGGACTGCTTCGGGTACTAAAGGATTTTCTAATTCAATAGTACTCTCCTGGATGGTTGTATAATGAACCTTACGTATCATACTTACGCAAAGGCATCTCTCATTTCTGGATTATTCGCAATACTGGTTCAACACCAGCAAGAGTTGTCTGTTATAGCCACACTAGTGGGCATCCTAGCGGGACTTGTGTCCCTGTGGAAAGGACTCCGAGGTAAGTAATGCCTTCATTCTTAGCAGGTCTTGGTAACGGTCTAGGGACCATTGTCGGAGGCGGGGGTAACGCCGGAGCCGCCAGCGATAACGCCTGGAACTATGGCCAATACTCTCCGTTTACCGTTAACAACCCGATGGGTACTACATCGTGGAACGGCACCTCGGCTACCAATTCGTTCTCCCCTACTGGGCAGAATATTAACAACGCGCTTACCGGGAACATACTCAACAACGGCGGGGTAGATCCTAATTTCCTAGGAGGCCAGTACAACTCGATCTTCGGCGGTAATAACTTCAACCAAGGAGTTACCGACCAGTTTAACCGATCTGTTGGCGGCATCATGCCGTTCTTGCAGCAGGCCAGCCAGAGTAACCTGGATAATGAGTTCTCCAAAGGCACTCTCGCCTCAACGGCCGGGTCTTACCAGACGGCTGGGCAGCAGATGGGTACAGGAGCTACTCTCAGTAACCTGTATAACCAGGCGTTCCAAGATCAGCTCGGACGAGCTAACTCTCAGTTTGGAGCAGCGCAAGGTGTAGCTGGACAAGGTCTAGGACTGCTTAATAGCTCTCTGGGAGGCTATAACCAGCAGAACCAATCTCTACTCCAACAGATGCAGCTCGGAGGTAATCTCGGGGCGCAGCGCTCTGGAGCTAACGTTGCGGCAGCGGTACCGGGCATTGAGACCGGGTCGATGCAAGATAACGCGACCGCTGGTCTTTTGTCGGGCCTACTCTTCGGCGGGGGGTCTCAGGGGGGATTACTGCAAAGTCTCTTAGGAGGCTCTGGCGGAGGTGGAGGACTTCTGGGGGGCTTGGGGAGCCTGGGAAGTATGCTAGGTAAAGGAATTGGGGGCCTCTTTGGAGGAGGCTCTGGTGGTGGGGGTTCAGGAGGAGGCATTGACTCAGGGCTGAACGTGGACGGAGGTCTTAACGATCTCTTGAATCAGCTGGGTTCTAATTCTTCTGGAGCCGGTAGTGGAGGCATGACTGACGTAGGAGTTGATCCTATTAATCTTACAGACGAGGGCGCTTCGAGTAACTGGTGGGACTGAGTAAGGCTGGCGGGGGAGCCGCCCCGGCCTCGTCGAGTGCGGGGTCCGGTCTAGCCAAAGTAGGAGGTCTGCTTTCTAGTGCTGGAAATATAGCCAGTGGTATTCAACAAGGAGGGGTTAAAGGTGGACTTCAAGCTGCGGGTGGAGCCGCAAGTCTGTACAACAAAGTTACCGGCAATTCCGGAGGATTCTCCGGGCTGCTCGGTCAAGCTGGCTCAGCTCTTAACATCTATAACGGACTCACCTCCGGTACCCCCGTCGGCACTGTCTCTGGACTTGCCAGCGGAGCTGGTCTTGCCGCTTCAAGTGGTGCGGCTAGTGCAGCCGGAGCTTCCGCCTCCACGGTCGCAGCGCTCGGAACAGCCGCTACAGGAATTGGAGCAGTCCTTGCTATCCCGTCGGTAGTCTCTGGTGTCGGAGATCTCATATTCGGGGACCTGTTCGGCATGAATAGTGCTGACAAGCACGGCAATGAACTGGGCATCATTCGTAACACTCCTGGATCTGGGGTAGTGGAAAGAGCCCCGTCCTCTAATAACGCTCAAGGAGGGTTTGCAAGCGTAGGTCTTGGAGCAGGGCAAGCCTCTCAGGGAGCTAGAGACTACTACCAAGGACACGATGTTACCGTCGCTCTCTCCTACCCGGAAAATGCCCAGAAGGCATCGGATCTTCTTAAGGCCGGTAAGATGACTGAATACAATCAATTTATGCAGAGTCTCATCTAATGCCTAGTTTTGTTTCACAAAACGGAGGGCACTGAAGTGCCGGCACCGTACATTACGCCCAGCTTCTTGATGCAAGAGCAGAGGTACAACCAGGGGCTGCCTCCGTCCTCGTTCGACCCTAATTACATGGTCGATCCGACAGCAGCTCTCGCTGCGCAACAGCAATATCTCAAGCAGATGTTTGCTATGCAAAACCCTCGGCTAGCGTTGCCACAACAATTCGGGCAGGCGATAGCGCAGGCTATTACTGGTAATCAGCCTCAAGCCGCTCCACAAGCCCAGCAGGGGCCTCAGAGCGTTGCAGGCCAGGCTATCCACGCTAAGGCCGTACAGTACGGAGCCCAGGGCTTAGATGCCGGAGAGGCGCTGTATAAAGCTGCGGGAGATATTGAACAGGACCCGAACCTATCAAAGGACCCTACCGCAGAGAAGATGATCGAGAAGGCCCGTACTTACGCTATCGAAAAGCTCAAGTACGACCCGAATATCGGCAAGGCGGCCCAGAAGTCTGCCCAGTTCGAGACGGAGAACCTGACCAACGATCAAGGACAGGTTAGGGTATTCCGTAAAGGCACGCCAGAATGGCAGCAAGCTGTAGACTCCGGCCAGTGGCGCAAGGCCGGCGACACGCCACAACTCACGACTGGGTCTCTACACGAAGTAAAAGTCGGGGGGATGTACAATACGTACAAAGTGCAGCCCGATGGCAGCATGAAGCTGGTGGGCAAATCGTCTCAGCCGATGCAATACCAAGTGTCTGGTACGCCAGAACAAATGGCCGAAGGCGGTCTCCTCGGTAGTACGGGTACTACAGCCGCTAACGACAAGAATAGGAAAGAACTTGCAGATCGTCAAATTGCTACTGTCAACGCTCTCCGCTCTATCGACAATATTAGCGACACGATTAAAGGCTCTCAAGGTTCCGCAGTAGGAACTGCGGGGGACTGGTACGAGAAAGGCAATAACATCGTTCAGACAGCGCGTAACCTCGCGGGTAACTTCGGTCAAGAAGATCTTCTAGATCCGAAGCAGTACAACTGGAAGGGCTTGGATACTGTGGTTGGTAAGGTACGTGGTAAGGCTATTGATGCCACCAAGTACCACGCTCAGATGGTGGCTACGGCATACGCCATGGCGGCTGCTCAGAGCAATAACAATACTGACGAGAAGATGACCAAGCAGAGGGTGGAGGCCAATCTAGAGATCCTGGCCGAGCACTCCGATGATCCAGCGGCTGTCTTGGGAGCCCTAGAGGGGGCTCGGCAACAGCTCAAGGATAACTTCACTACCCAGGCTAACGTGTACTCTCCAGGGTATAAAGCGTCGGCTGTGGATGAGTACGAGAACACTCGCAAACTATCCCAATACAAGAGTCCAGAAGATATCCGAGCCGCGTACAAGGCCGGTAAATTGACCCGAGATGAAGCTAAGAAGCTACTGAGTAATCATGGGTATTAGTGCTGACGATTTCCTAGATGGTAAAGACGCCCCTGTCTCTAAGGCGGATGCGTTTCTGGACGGAGAAGCTCCAGACCACTCTGGTATTGTCGGCAAATCTCTGGCTGCCACGGTCAGAACTCCGTACAGCCTTCCTCAAACTAATACTCAGATGCCCCCGGCTTGGAAGAGGGGCCTAGCTGCTGTCCCAGGTCTGGGTCCTCTGGCGCAGGTGACTAATGAGCCCTGGAAACCCGAAGAACAAGAGATGGCTAAGAGTGGCACAGATATTATGTCTGGTGCTCCTCTGGGCTTGCGCAATAAGCTTTCCCTTCTCGTTGATCCTTCGGATACCCAGACCCGAGAAGTAGTTAACCAGCACTACGGGCAGGACGTCGGATTAGCTCGTAATAAGTACGGGGAACTGGAGTATACGAACCCCGAGACGGGTAGACGGACTCTGCTTAAGCCGAGGGGCGAGACCTTACAGTCTATGGCCCCCACGGTTGGCGGCTCTATGGACGTGGCAGGGCAGACTGGAGGCGCTCTTGTGGCTGGTTTACCTACCGCGGCTGCTACTGGTAACCCTCTTCTAGCAGCTGGCGCCGGAGCACTTGGAGCTGGCGTAGGACAGGCAGTAGCGGATTCTGGTAAGACAGTAATTTCGAACTACCTGTACGGAGGAGCGGGTGTTAAAGCTCCTCAAGAACAGCTTACTGATATTAGTAAGAACGCCGTGAAAGCTGTGGGTACTACCGCTATTGGAGAGGTGGTGGGCGGTATCCCGGCTGCTGGACGATTCTTGGGGCGTGGATTCTTGGATCTGAGCTACGGTAAGGCCCTGGATCTCCAAGCCATGAGCAAGGAGGCTCAGGCTGGTCTCAAGGACTACTACTCTCTAATAGGCTCTCAGGTGGGCGTAAAGCCCTCCATATCTGAGCTGGTGCCTAGTGATCCTATGGCCCGCATCATCTCAGAGAAGGCCTATAAGGCCTCTGAGCAGCTCACAGCAGAGGAAGAGAAGAGGATTAACTCTAATCTGGATACGTTATCGTACAACTACCAGAACTTCACCGATGCGTTCAAGCCGAGCAAGAGCTACGAGTACGGTAGCGCCGGGTATAATATTCAGCAGGAGCTAGAGGCTAAGAAAGCCGCGGCACTGTCTCAGCAACAGCTTAATGACGCGGTACTGAAAGCAGACGCTAAAAGCCAGATTGCGGGGCTGCCGACTATGTCCGAGACTGAACGTAACGCTGAGCTTACTCAGATGTTGAATAAGCTGGAGGAGGCGGGGAAGGCGGAGAAGGACAAGGCGTATGGAGATCTCAAGGTAGCGTTAGGCTACCCGGAAGTGGCTGCCTACGCTCGTAACTCAGATAAGTGGTTCGGGGTGAACACACCTGAGAACAACGTAACGATCTCAGTATTAGGACGAGGTAAGATCGAGTCTATGTGGCAGAAGGGCTACGACTTGAATAAGTCGGGTGTCCTCAACTCGGGGGACAAGTACTGGTCTGCCATCCCGGATGCGTTCTACAAAGATCCCAAGAACCCCTCTAAAGGGCTCAAGTGGACGCAGGGAGAAGATAAGGTCGCAGCTGGTGGAGAAGATGCGGACCTGCTAAAAGAGTTCGGAGTACCTAATGAATCTAAGCCCGCTCCCGCTAAAGCGTTCTCGGTCTTCGAGCTGATCGATAACGTACAAGATCTTAGGTCTGGTACTAGGGCGGCTATGGCGGCCTCTAAAGGCCAGATTCCGGCGGACGAACAGGCCTCTGCAGATGTGGCGGAAATTCTAGAACACGAAATCCGTATGAATCTGACCGATAGAGGGGATGGGCGGATATTAGATCTGTGGGAGAACGCTAAGCAGAAGAACGCTCAGTATCAAGATAACTTCCGGCGCGGTATCATCAATACCGTTATGAAGCGCACCGGAGGTTTCGAGGACCCCGTGTACAACTCGGCTACCGCAGGACTCTTAATGAGAGCGGGCAAAGGCCAGGATCAATCAGGTGTGGCTCAGTTTGCGGGTATCCTCAAAGGCGCTCCAGAGGAGCAGGAGAGAGTCCGTAACATGATTTGGTCCGTGTATAAGGACCACTACCTTCCGCCTAACGGTATCCCGGATAAGCGCTCTTGGCAGAAGTTTCAGACCCAAATGGAAGGTCCGATGAAGTACTTCTTCACGGACGCTGAGAGAGCTAAGTTCCAGGGTATTGATGATATGACCTCGGCTCTAGCAGCCTCGACCTCTAAGCTTAAAGCCTTTCAAGCAGCGTGGAACGCTAGTCCAGAATACGGTGGTATTCCTAAGACCAGCCAAGGGCTGTCTAATGCCGTGTTCCGTAACGCAGTATCTCCCCAGGTGCTGGATAAGATGCTCACGGTCGTCAAGAAGATGCAGCCTGAGCTGTTTAAGGAATGGCAGGCCGATACGGCTCGCCAGTTCGCTATCCGTACCTCAGATGCTTCTGGAATGCCAGTAGATTCCTTGATCTCGAAGTATCTAGATCAGTACGGGAATAGATTAACTAAGGTGATGGGGCCGCAGTACGTCGCTAATCTCAGGACGTACCAGAAGACGGCTCAGATGGTACAAGGCGGGACGGGGATAAAACTAGACCCGGACCGGCCACAGTCCGTACTGCAGCAGGTTATCCGGGCCAAGTTTGCACCCCCGATGTCGGAGGAAGGTCGGTGGTATAGTGCGTTGCTCAACTGGAGAAAGAGAGCGGCAGGACGTGTAGTCTATAACGCACTGAAGAGTCCAGAGGGGCTCGATAGCTTTATTAGGTCTGCGGCCGCTAACGCAGCCACACCCCTGGCGGGGGGCGTGTGGGCTCAGTTGAACGGAGCCGCTCTTGTTCAGAGTCTTTCCGGGCAGTCACAGGGCGGAGGCCCTTCCAAGACTTCGAGTGAGTTACAGACCAAGTAATGAAGTTCTTAGCGGCGGCTTGAGAGGCGAAGGTAGCCACCCAAGCCTGCCCGTCCTGATCCCCTCGTACCACCTCTTCTCCTTCAAATATATGAGTGTGATACAGAGTTTTAGGTTCTACGATAACTTCTACAGACATTGCTGCAACTCTCCGTTAGGGGCGCTGTAGATTGCGGTTGGACACCCGTGATCGTTTCTTTTTAGATTTTCTTGGTCGTACGATTCCCAATTTGGCCTTGACGGAATGTGATGGCCACATCCTCCCATAAACGCCCCAAGCACCAGTACCCATATGAGCGAACTCCTTAATCTCCAGTTCACTTTTTCCCGCCTATTGCCTCGTCTGCTTGATGAGGCACACCGTTTAGGATATTCGATAACTCTAGGTGAAGCTTACAGGACGCCTGAGCAAGCGAAGATAAACGCTGAACGAGGGACTGGCATCGGTCCCAGTCTACATTGTTCTCGACTAGCAATCGACCTGCAACTTTTCCGAGAGGGACGTTACCTAGACACCACAGAGCAGTATTTAGCTCTGGGAGAGTTCTGGGAGAAATTAGGTCTTGAATCCTCCCCTCCTGTTCCGACTGCTTGGGGTGGTCGCTTTCAGAGTAGACCAGATGGTAACCATTTTTCGATTGGTTATCAGGGGGTTCGCTAAGAATTTCTCGATTAAAGGCGCATTGCTCTGGGAATATAGTATCTCCCGGAGCTCTGTGTATTCTGCTTACATTGACGTCCATCTTGTACCAAAGTTCGTACTTCATGAGGCGCCCTCTGCTGGAATTGTGCCTGCTGCTTGAGTAGCTTGAACAATTGATCCCGAGTCACCTTTCCTCTCTTCTGCATCCAGGCGTTCAATCGCTTGCTTGACTAGACTCCGAGCACTCGATCTATTAAAGCCGCTGTAAGGATCAACAATAGTCTGAACCCCCATTTCGGATTGATCTCCAGCAAAAGTAAACTGAACGTAATACTTCACCTCCACTTTAACGTCATCGCGCTTTGAGGCGTGGACAATACCCTTCAACAAACGATCCAGATCTCGGCGATCTAGTACTGTAATTCCACTCACCAAACTACCTCCGGCCCACGACTATCAAGTACAGTCGATATAGGGCTGTCATTAATATAAATTTCCTGCCCGTAGTAAGTCCACTCAGGATCGGCTCCCGCCTTATCCCTATTGTAATTACTGCCGACAACGGACATCTGGGCGTCAGGCCCATGCTTAGTCTGCCAATCCTCTAACAACTTAATAAGATCAGATACTCTCATGGGCGTACTCCAAGATATAGGTTCAGCTCTAGGAACGGCGGCAGGAGCCGCGACCGGCTCCTGGCTGTCTCCCGTCCTCTCAATCATCAATAAGGTTATACCTGACCCTGCTGCCAAAGCCCAGGCGCAACTTGCTGTGCTGCAACTCCAGCAGGCGGGTGAGCTGGCTCAGGAACAGCAAGACCTGCAGCTTGCGTTGTCACAGAACCAAGTGAATCTGGCGGAAGCATCTTCGACCTCCACGTTTCGAGCCGGATGGCGACCGTTCGCAGGATGGATATGTGGCTTTGGACTGTGCTACCAATATCTCGCACAACCTCTGCTTGCGTGGCTATCGTCTCTAGCACACGTTCCAGCTCCCCCAGTTCTTGATGTATCGACCCTTCTAACTCTGTTATTTGGTTTGCTAGGGCTCGGTACTCATCGGACGATTGAGAAATTGAACGGGTTGTCTTAGATTTCTGCCCGTAAGTTTTCATATACTCGTTAGCTATGGCGTTAACATCATTATAGAATTGTTGATCGTGCGGCACCGGATCTGGAAGCGGCGGATCTGCTTGAGGCACGTTCCATAGTATATTATTCCAATTATTAATAGGCATCCTTGTTATTCCTTACTCGGGCCCCTCTTCGGGGCCCTTTTTATTTTTCTCGGCTATCTCTCGTACTCGTGCGGACATCGCAGCTCTAGCTTCCTCGGGCAGGAACTGTGTCGCCCACCTCTTGGCGTACACAGCTCCGTCCTTGTGGTATATGTGGATGTACCGACGAGCCCACTTATCTACTATTCTCGGGTGTAGTGTGATTAATTGGCCCGTCCTCCCACTGATCACATTAAGCGCCTTTGGCAGCGCCAAGGATCTTGGGAGCTTTATACGCGCTATTTGACCATTTGCCACACTTCTTACACCACAAGCGCTGTCGTACACTAGCGGGGGTTGTGTAAGTCCCTCGTTTCTGGAGGTCTCTACTTCCGCATACCGGGCAACTATCCACTGCCTTTCCTCCGGCGAGCATTCCCAGGTGAGGGTGAGCCACAACCAGCGGTCGAAGCGCGAGATAATTCTTTGCCAGAATAATCGCATCTTTGTGACAGTGCTTGTCAATGTAGTCTATGCTTGGCTTATGTCCGCCAGCAGCTTTGATCCACACAGGAAGATCAAGAGGTGTCTTATCTCCGTGTCCCAACAAGTCCGATACGACTTGGAGCCGGTTGGAGTGAAGTCTAAGTCGCCGTTTGGCCGTGTCGTATAGGTCAATATGGGGTACAGTCTCGATATGACCGATTTTAGCTCCTCGAGATTTCCAGTAGGCGATGCGTGTATTGAGAAATGGGAGATCGAACCGTTTTCCGTAGTAAGTAACCCAAGTATCAGCTTCCCCAAGAAAATCTCGAAGATCGGATACCAGATCTTTGTCGTTCCAGGGATCTTTAGTCCAACCGTCATAATCGTCTACTCTGAATGATTTGAGGACTTTATTGGGCTTGGACACGTCCACCACGGAAGCACAGATAATAAAGCCACCGTTAGCGTTGAGTGACGAGCACTCAAGATCCCAGCACCAGACTTTTGATTTGACCATCCTTGTCTCTTATCCTTATTGTTCTTGTTCATGTTCTACGATCTCCAGGGCCGATTCTATCAGATCCAGGGAATCTGATACGAACCAATCCTCGCACCGTACTAGTTCTTCTAATTCTGCTCTAGCTGCTAGAAGCGCCTCTAGCACTAGGTTCTTCTCAGCTTTGTTCATTGTACTGATGCTTCAGAATCAGTCGGCAAAAATGAATTGCCTTCTTGATATCCTCCGCACCTCCTTTTGTTCTGTGCCGAGTAACGTATTTAATTACGCATCCCTCCGGGAAAGGTACGTCGTTAGCGATGCAATATTCTGTAGGCTGAATCTTCAGCTTCTTGTAATGATCGCCGCCTACTTGCTCTTTGTCTGGATCAACCATTCTTCCGGGACCTCCTGTCCTATGTGGTACTTAACTCCGAGCTTCTTAGCCCAGTCCGAGTACTTATTCTTATGCTTACTCGTTAACCAGTTGTCTCGTTGGAAGATGTATCGGAGGTCAATCTCCGGACGTCCTTCATGAAAAGCTTCCATTCTGCTTCTAGTCGCGGAATCAAGCTTGCCTTTAATTTCAACGAAGAATGTTCCAATTGCAAGGTCAGGAGTGTACCTCCGCCTAATCCTGCAATGTGAACCGTTGCATTCGGAGCAGGTCGCCCCTCTGACCACTCGTAAGTAGTCAAAGGTGACCGGTTCGTATTTGAACTCAACTCCCCTCTCCTCTAGATTCTGAATTATTGTGTCTTCAAGCTTACTGGCGTGTACCAGAAGCTTTCCCTTCTTCCCCTTCTGTCGGGGGCGTCCATAACGGTTCATTGACCTCCTGTCGTAATCGAATCAATCGGGCAGTCTCTAGGGCTACCAAGGAATGGTCGATATCCTTATACGGGCAGTCTGCGTGTTTTTGGCTTTCTTTATACTTACGTAGTATCTTCGGCCACATGGCGGCATCAGAAAATTCATCACACTCCAGAAGAAACCTTTCCGCCTTAGTGGGGCCAAGCTTCCAGCATCCGGCAACGTTATCTCCAGAGTCCCCGGAGAGCACTTGAGCCCAATAGAGGAGACGCGCTTCGTCTTCTGTGAGCGTGAAGTGCTCTTTGTTGACCCAGTCATAGTGTCTTCCGGGGATCTGTTTAAGATCCTTGTCTATACCTACAATGCAGTAGTTTCTACCCTCCTTGTACCATTTCCTGGCTACCCAGCTTATTTGATCGTCAGCTTCCTCTCCCCGTGCAACAATAGCATTGTGTTTAGTGAGAAGATACTCGCGAAGATCAGGGTAGTAGACAGGTCGTGAAGCGCCGTCGCGATTCCCTTTGTACTTACGTAGGGTGCCGAGGCTGTCCCGGAAATTCCCAGTACTAGGAGACAGATAAACAAAGTAATCTTTGAACCCTGTCGCATCTATCGCATCCTTAAGCAAAGCCTCAAGAACAGCCACTGCGTCCGCCAGAGTACCTAGCTCCTTACGAGTCCAAATAGTACCCCCATCTACTTTCTTTGCCTCTACTGCCGAGTCGAACTCTGCGCAAACGACATGGTCCCCATGTTCTTTCCAAGTGACCAAGTACTTGGTCCTCTCTACCGCGAACCCGGCGCGGTAGAGGAAAGAATCACCATCAATTAAAGCTACATTGTCCACAGGTTAGTTGTAACCTCCTCCCGGTCCAAAGTCCGGTAAATCTCGTGTCACTTCTTCGTCTGGGGGCTCTCGTTCCCACCGATCCAGCATCGTAAGGAACTTCCGCGCATTAGCAAGGACCGAAGTTGACATCTCGACAACACTATACTTCTTATGGACGACTCCGTAGCAACGTCCTGAGTCAACGCCAGGCAATTCCTCACACACATACAAGATGTAGTTTTCATTCTCGTCAATCTTCTCCCCTAGTTTAGGGGTTTTCGTCGTAGTAGTCAATTGCTTTCCTTCGCTTATTCCCACGCAACGTCCTTATCAGATCCCAGACCATCATCCACAGCGGACTTAGGATCAGTGCCCACAGCGCTGCTGGCAGCAAAGTACTGGTTAGTAAGGTCGTCAATCTTGCCGAGGACCACGCCCACGTTATCAGCTTTAGCAGCGTCGGAGAGCTTGAGAATCTTCTCTCGTACCAGAACGTCAACAACGCTAATAGCAGCGTTACGAGCAGACTGATATTGAATACGTAACGTATTAGCCTGATAGTCAGCCTCTTTCGCAATATCTCGTACTTCCTTATTCTTCCAATAGTCGTCGCGTCCGAGAGGTGGAGATGAAACCACTCCTGTTCCAGCCGGCTGTCCGCTAGCAGAGCTTGATTCCTCCCGAGCAATATGCTCAATACTACCGACATCCACATTATAGGCACCGTTCTTTTCTACATAGAAGAACGAGATATAGTCGTTCTTAGAAATATTCGGTTTGTAGTCCCCCGTCCTGAACCACTTTTCCTCGGTGCTTATACGAAAGGAATACAGTACCTTCTTGCCAAATGGCTTTTCCGATACCAGGGTTACGTAGCCTTTTCCTTGACTCATTATTCTTATACTTCCTATTGTCTAAACTATCTAGCCAATCCAAATCATCGTAATTGTATTTTGGTTGGTACCTCGCTTGTGAACTGAAATCGCTTGTCTGGCTCGTACTTTCGTTCTTCTCCTTGCCCCCAGTGGCTTCCATACTTAAAGCCAAGCCCAAGAGGACAAGAAAAACTATAATCGTACAGCTTGTGAAGAACGTCATAAATTTTATCTGTATAACAGTATACCATTAATTCCTCAAACTTACAAGCTTCCTCCTCAGGCACGTCAGCCACTCCTGCATCGTGTACACTATTGCAGATATAAGAATCCCAGCCAGCAATACCGTGCCAAACAAGAAGAAGAGACAGCTGAGAAATATCGGCCGTAGCAAAAGAGCTGATGGGGTAATTGAATATCTGCGGAGTGTACGTAATGTACCCACTATTAGTTATCTCGATGTCCGGCCAGTAGAAAGTGAGGCCCGAAGCGATGGTAAGCTGTTTGTTCTCCAATACTGAGTACACCCACCCCATTTGACCATTATACATACCTCTATATCGTTCATTGAAAGCGCGGTAATACTTACGGAGCCGTGGAGGACCCGATTTTCCCCCGTAAACGGGCTTAAACGTATGCTTTTTGGCTTCTGTTCTAGGAAAACCCGTAACGGCGGATGTAAGCGAGTGGACGTCAGCCCTAGCGAGAACATCTGCAAGTCCGACTCGGTCCCCTGTGAGGTCAATTCCAGTTCTAAATTCGAGCTGCGGGCAATCTCCCTCAGCAATCCCGCAACCTTTACGCCTACTACGAAATAGCTCTTTGAACGATCTCGGCTGGTTTTGAAGTTGTAGCCCCCATTTACATCCTGTACTGGTAAGTCGGTGGTTGGCTGCAATCGCTTGGTTAAAAGTCGCGAAAAAATGTCCGTTATCTTCATCACAGATACCTTGCATCTTCTCCAGTATTTGGACTTGCTTCTGTAAGGGTGCCAGGACATCCCAGAGCTTCTTAAATCTTTTCTGTTCGTCCGTTACAGCTTGCAGGAGGTCAATCGTGCCCACCGAGGAGCTTCGCTGCCCAGCATTCGTTTGTACAGTATTACCTCGGTAGTCCCTTGCTTCCGCAAACCCCAGTCTGTCATACAAAAGCTCGCACTTTTGCTTTGGAGAGTCCCAATTAACTGCTCCGCAAAAGGTTTGAAGATCTGCGGCAGCTCTGTTGTACTCGTTAAGGACAAGTCTACGACTACTCTGTACTCTTTCGGAGTCGAGGTCGACGCCTCGGGTTTCGAGATCGGCGAGCATCGGTGTTTGTAAGCATCGTCCATACAAAACAGCCTGTTTACCGTCGTCAAAAATCTTTTGTCTTTGTCGAACAAAGAGGTCTCTCGTTCTGAGCACATCGCATACACAGTACTCTTGCAGTTCTCGTTGCGGGATACTACTGGGGCAAACTCCAGATTCAATAAGGCTTGACACATAGCGCATCTTACCTTGGATACCATATCTTGTAAGGGTTGCATCTAGGCTTAATCCTTCTTTAGGTTTACGGTTGCCGAATAGTACGAACTCCCCGAGCATCGGGTCATAGACTATGAGATCTCGGAGCTGTACTCCACATCTTTGCAACCAGCCGCACTCAAATTTGGCATGATAAGCAATGATGAAGTCTGCTTCTTCAATAGCTTCGCATAGCTCTTGCTGGTGAAATTCATCTCCCCATGTACTTGATATGGCGTTTTCTTTAAATGTGGATTTCTGTACACTCGCGTTACCTTTAAGCCATGCTGAAAGAACAATCCTATTACTTTTGTTAATTGGGCTTCCGCGGTCAAGGTTTGTAGTCTCAAAGTCAAGGACGACATAGTTATTACTCCGGTATACGCTAGGATCTAGGTCTAGAGGCTTAGGTTTTCTGGTACCCTGGTTCGCTCGTCCAGTTCCACCCGTGTCGAACTTTGTCTTGTCCATTATCTTCCTTGAAATCTGTACAACTACACCCAGGTTCGTAGCAGCAACTATCCTCCCATCCTTGGTGCAGCTCTTTATTATGCCCGCACTTACACTTGCTCAATGACCCCGGTTTGCGGAAAGATTCGGACTTGGAAGGAGCCGTGCTCTCCTCCGAGCTTATTTTTAGGGAGATTAATGGTTCGGAATCCGAATTTTTTGTCGTCTTGAGAGGCTCCAATTCCAATCGCAAGATCAATGGCGCCGGGGATTCCTGTCTTGCTAAAGTCGATATCGCTGAGTTCAAGAAATTGCTTACCTTCTGCAGAATCCCCTGCCTGAGTGACGGAGACAACGACAACACCTTTGGACTTAGCCAGATTTCTAGCTCCGATTGCAGCTTTTTCGAGGGCGGTGACACGGTTATCATCTCCTACATCAATATTGCGTAACTGATTAAGAACTACTATCTTAGGCTTGTGCTCGTCTACAAGCTTTCCAATAACTTGGTAATTACCTGGGCTGAGGGAGGCCCCCACGTACTTTTCGTAGCCGCTGCCCCGCAGAACTTGTTCAGCTTTTCCACGATTTCGTTCGACTTCTTCTCTAGTTCTACGACACTTGCGACACACAAGTCGTATCGTAGTGTCAACGAGTGGTTCTTCATTTTCAATGTACAGAGTACGGTACCCGTTCGTAGTCCAAGAATCGACTTGATCGATACAAAAGAGCGACTTCCCCAGCTCAGGTCTCGCGAAAACGAGGATGTGGTGCCCCGCACGAGCGCCTCCGCGAGTGAGTTCATTAAGCCTCGGAAGAGAGAACGGGATGGTGCTTTCCCCTCCGAAGTGATCGTCAAACAGCTCGTCGAGTCCCATTCCACTAAAAACGTTTTCTTGATCTCCGGTTTCATCTGATTCCGCCTTTAGTGAGAGGTACTTTTCAATGAGTTGATCAAGCTCCCGGGTTTCTGAGCGATTCGCCAGTAAACCAGCGATTGCATCACCGACTCGATGTCTTCGATGGTCCCTAATATCTTTAACAAGATTGGGTACACTGACGGACCCATCAAGTCCTCCACAGAAATCCGAGATCGCTTTAACAAGGTGAGGATTATGCGCTTTTTTCTGCGCACGGTCCAAGAGCACGTCTCGGCTGCAATATTCCGCAAGTTCGTCAGTAGCGTAAAAATCCTCCAGTAGCTCTGCTGTGGCTTTGGCAACTGGCGAAAATGAAGTGGTAAAGCCATCTTCACCAAGTGCGCGTACGACTGTTTCATAGTTGCTCCTAGATTTAAGGCACGCAGATAAAATCCGATTTTCCATCATACAAAGCTTCGTTTATTCTTTTTCTCGTTACGTACTTAAGATCTTCGTCAAGCTGCCAGATCTCCACCGATCCCCACAACGTCTCGTACCTCTGACGGTACTCTATGCATTTGGGTAAGGTACCCCGATCAAGAGCGAGGATAACGAAATTCTCGCATTGTTCAGCAATTTCGTAAGCTCGCTCGAAGTCAAGATTCGTTCCGAGGAGAGCACAAGCTGCAATTCCGCACGACGCAACTTTGCGAGCACTAGGTATGTCCTCGACGACGATAACTCCTCCGATAATCGGTTTGTCAGGATAGTACCAGCTGATGAAAGGCTCGTCTCTGTGGAGGTAATTAGAGGCTTTGACCTGACATCCAGGACGAAAATCTCGCAGCTGCCACCCTCGAAGTTGACCTTCTGGACCGAAGACTTTATAAGCGTACATTCCAAGGCTATCACACCATGCGACTCCGTCGTCTGGGGACAGCCCGAACTTGTCTCTGTACCACTGGGTTTGGATTGCATTCAATTCCTCCACAGGCCTTGTAAAGTGCCGTAGTTTCTTATCGAAAGGTAGTTCGATGCGGTTGCCAACAACTTGTCCGGCGGAGATGGTGCCCCTCCAAGAACACTTAGCCCTAAAACAAATAAAATGAAGACGACCCGGAACGGATTGGGAGATTGCGAAGCAGACCTCTTTGGACTGTCCTCCCGCACACTTGGGGCATACAAATCTACGAGTAGATCCAACGGGGATGTCAGCCCCCAGGAGTGATACTTCATCATACGGGTTCTTCGTCGTCTTGTGTTCCAGCAGAATCACTTTCGTTCTCCACTTCCCATACTTCGGGAGTGTATTCCCGCTCGTATTCTAGATTAAAGTCCAGTTCCTGCTCGGCGCTTAGATCGGAGAAATCCGACCCCAGTTCGTCGGCTTGCAGCGACAACTCCTTTTCCTTGAGTTGCTCGAGGCTCAGCATGTCCCTCTTCCTTATCTTCATATCGATATTCCCTTACCATGGATATTTTCTTGTTTTTGTGCGGGTACCAGTGAAAGAGGACCACATGATTCCCTCCGGACTTGGGATTAGTCCCCAATTTGTACTCATCGCATCGGTACCCCTCTCTAACGAGTAGGTCACGAAGCCGACGCCCTCTACCGTATTCTTCAGCGTCGGTAAACTGTATGAGAAGTGGTAGAACAGCCGGCTGCCCTGCGCTCTTAGCTTTATTCTTAATCGCATCGATAAACCCCACGTCAATATTGTTACCGGCCAATCCAGCTAGCTCATACACAGCACAGCAGTGCGTGCTTTTGTGAACCGAGAAATTATACACCTTATTCTACCTTTGTCAAGCAACTATCAAATATAGCTTGACAGAAATTGATGTTAGTTGTATAATATACCTCTTCAGAAGCGTCTTATTCAGACTCTTCTTCAGAGGCAGTCGCGGCGACCCCAAGAGAGCCGCCGCTCTGTCCTAACAGATATATTATAAGCTGTTTAAGGATAAGTCTATTTACACAGGTCACTAAGGACCTGTTGATCATCTGGATACATACCAGTTGCTTCCTGAAAGCAGGACTTAATTCCTCTCTTGTATCTATCAGGATCCTTCAGCTTGACGCCCGGGGCTAGAACCTGCACAGCCGGAGGAGTCAACACATAGACTCGCCCCGGGTGGCTACAGTTATTATGGTGGTACACGTTATCCGCCATGTGGGAACGTGTAACAGTCACTCCGTACTTGTCTTGGTTGTGATAGATGTACGCCATCAAGGCGGACAGATCCGTGAACGGATTGTCTTTGTCAACCAGATCTCCTTTGACGTTATCGTGGAACACCCAGAACGCTAGTCGGGGGTAGCACACAGCTCCCGTGTAGTGCGCGATAACTCCCGGCACCTTCTCGGCAGGAAGTACTGCCGCTGCCGTAGGATTATTCATGTATTCAAGGAATTCCTTGATAATTTCATCCTTGTGCGCCTTGAGATACGCAGGATTTACGTAATACCCCTCCGGAGAGCGGAGCCTCATATTACTGAAGATACCCATACCACAATTGTACATCCCGAAACAATCGATACGGACGAGGGCCTTCAGTCCGGAGGCCTCTTCCTTGACTGGCTCAGGAGGCTTCTTGGCTGCAGCTACTGGCATGTTAGTTCACCCCCAATGACTTGAGTTCTTTCTTCCAATGCTCCGGTACGTATTCTGCGTACTCGGCAAGACTCGCTCTCATCTCGGGAGTGGTGGATTTCTTGTCGAAGCAAATGTCTTTGGCTATGCACGGCAGTACGAGAGTCCAGATTCTGGACGGACGATCCGTACCATAGAAACGGTTGGGTAGAATGGGGGACTTGAGCACCACTACCCCAAACTTGGGCTCCGTCTCGAAGAGAGCAATGAGAGCTTTCCAGTGGTTATACCACTTGTAGGAGTAGTTATAGGACACGGAGTCCATGTAAATCAGAGTACCCGGCCGATAGGTCCCGCTGTCGTTGGGAAACATCGGAGAGCCGGCCATCAGAGTGGTGAAAGTCGAGGATTCGTCCAGATCCTTCAGGTAGTTCTCAATGATGGCATCTCGGATCTTAACCTCTTCGAGCTGGTCTTTGACGACCGTCCATCCAAGATTCGTCCTAGATGCTCCTTCTGTTACCACCAATTCTAGGCGCCCCACGGTCTTGTTGCCGCAGTTGTACTCACCGTAAACGGCTTTGAGACCTACCTTGTAGTTGCCGATCTTAATCGTGTTCATCGTCTTACTTCTTATTCCTATCAATCAGGGCTCCGAGATGGGTTACATAGAAAGCCAGACATTGACCTTCCAGTCCCGGAGCGGTGTTAACCTCACCAATCACGTACACGCCATCACGGTGCATAATATCTACCGCGCCATAAGAGAGACCCAACGCTGCCATAGCCTTAGACGCAAGCTCGCAAGCAGCAAGGTCGGTATTGACGTTACGCTTGAATATCCACCCGTTATCCCAAGTGCGTATATAGGTCGATGGAGTCTCCGTGAGATCAAATTCAGACCAGCGTCCTTCCGATACACGTCCCTTCTCCAGATAAAGGCAGGAATACTTACCATTCTCATTAAGAATGCAGTGTACTCTAGCCTCGACTTTCTTCGGGAAGTATTTCGTATAAAGCTTGATATCATCGCGGGTGATGGCATTGCCCTTCTTAAAAAGCTCCAATCCTTGACCCGAGTGGGCGTGTAAATTGAAGTGCCCAATGACCGAGGTCTTCTTGAGCCACTCTTCTGCCTGCTTGCGATCCAGCGTGTACTCGAGTGTCGGAATGATCTTGTCATGAAGCACCTTCAAGCAGCTCAGCTTATTACTGGCCTTGGCTACTGAGGAAGCTGGGTTGAGGACCTGCGGACCAGCTCCCATTACTCGAGAGCACCCCCAGTTAACTATCAAGCCGACCTTGTTCTTCTGCTTGTCCGTCTCCCACTCATCGGGAGTCCGTCGAAGCAGGTTGAGGTTATTAGCCAACCGCCGTGGTGTACCTCCGTACCACGGGGTGAGTAGTACTGTTCTCATATTAATCCATGACCTTCCAAATGAAGATGCCTAAAATCAACCCCCAGACTAGAATAATTGCTACTTGTGGACTCATGATACCTTCTTTGCGGTACACACCGTACACCTCCACGCCTTGGGCATGGTAGGAGGTGTGGATACCTGATTAAAGACCCTATTCCCGTTTCCGTACTTCTTGTCCTGCCACTCGTTTTTACAAGTGCAGGGTAATATCTTGGTGTTCATGCTGCCTATTTCCAAAGGAAATGTACGCCGCTTACGCGGCGGCTATCTGCTCCATTTTCTTGGGATCGTCAATGCACTCAGGGCAGATCATCTGATACTCTCTATCGTTGACGTTACGATCCTCGTGGTTACACGGTAACTGGAAGAACTGGACTCTGCCTCGATCCAGCTCGATCTCGAACTTACCCTTACAGAACACGCATCCCTGACAAGCAATGTCTTTCCATTGCTGGACCGTGATCTCTCGTCCCTCGGGGCCTGGGACCATGATCTGAGGAAAGACGTGCTTCTCTTTCTCTACAGCTCCCAGTTCTCGTCCCTGATCGGGAGTCCCGTGTACGGGTCCCACCCCAGCTCCCACAGCTCCTCCGCTGCGTTCGGAGTCAGTCTTGTCCTCCTTGGGGGAGGCTGGTACGGGAACCGCCCTCCCGGAAGCCAGCGCTTCCTCATATTCTTTGCGTTGTTTCTTGGCCGCCTCTTCTCGTTCGAGGTGCTTGATGCGAGCGTCGTATCTCTGAAACTCTTTCTCCGCCTCTTCCTTAAGGAGCATGCCTTCGTAATACGTATACATCGTTTCCGTGGTCTTGTGCTTAACGTTACGCTCCACCTTCGTAAGCTTGATCGGGAGGCAATCACGAATAAACTGCCACTTGAACTTCCACTCTAGGTAACTGATTCCGTTAACCCGGACGATTGCGCCCAGTTCCATAGCTCGTGATCCGTATATATAGCCATACGCATCTTGTGAAGCCACCTGGCCCTCTCCATCCCCGATATCTTTGTAAAGAACGAGGGCTGAATCTGCAGGATCTGCGTTCTTACACCATATCGCATCTCCCACGTTGGGAGCGTTTTTAACGTAGATGTCAAGACTAGTGGAGTGCCCGCCGCTGCTTCTTTGAAAGCTTGCGCCGCAACTGGCGGGCCAAGATTTTTTTTCTTCGTATTCCGTGATGGATGGCTTGAGTACGGCCTTGGTCAGGTCATACGTATGCAACTTCATCGTCGGGAATTGGTAAAATCCTTGCCGATCATGTGGAATGTCGTTACGGCTCAGGATGGAAGCCAGCATATCGATTTCAGAGGCGAAGTAGAACTTAGTGTTGCCCTTATCTTCAATGCACCATAAATCTCGCTCCTCGTTGCGAGCAATGTTCATGGTTTTGGCTTTCTTGTCATACCAGATAAGAGTGTAAGCTCCCTCCAGCAATTCGAGAGTAGGGATAGCTCCCCTCTTGAGGATAGAATGAGCCACGTGAGCAGAGTCAACGTCGTGAGTGAAATTGTTAGGAGTGAGCGACCGAAAGTTCCTAACATGCCCGTTGTGAATGAGCAAGATCTCGTTGTTTTCATCTTTCAAACGGAATGGATGGGAGTTGTATCCGGAAACCTTGCCCAGCGTCGCGGAGCGAGTGTGCCCCAGCAATGCCCGAGTGTTGAAGATATTCCTATCAACCCAATCCCATTCGGAAGAGTTTAGGAAATTAATGGCCGATGTATGCGTCTTGGCATACTCGGTATCGAAGTCCTCGAAGACCATACCAATGCCGGTGCCTCCCATGCCTCGCAATGCGGACATGTATAGCCCTTGCCACATATAGTGCTGAATCTTCTGCCAGTGAGCGCTATTTGCTTTAAACGCTCCTACCAAACCACACATTTTATTATTCCTTATGCTAAGGGCCGTTAGCCCGCTGCTACGTACTGATACAGAGTTTCCAGACCACTCCACACATCTGCCTCTACATTACGAGACAAGCGTACAGCATCTGGGTAGTGAGATTGAAAGACCTCCTGTAGCAAGACATGAGGCCTGGTTCCATTACACGTTTCCAAGACCTTTTGAGGGGTCATTGGATGATTACGTACCCACTCCTTGAGACGCATGATGAGATTGATCCAGGTAATAATCTTGTCCCGTTGCAGAGTAACCGGAGCTTGCCTGAACTCAACCGTACCAAAATTGCCAATAGCGAAACAATTCAATCCTGCGTATTTGTCTCCTTGGTGATTCTGCAGATAGGGCAGCACAGATGGCTTACCGTCCTTGTGGTACGTCTTGAGAGTATCCCGGAAGTTCTCGAAATGTTGTGGATGCTTGTACCACGGGATACAGTAGTTCGAGATGTTCCTGTTGTTACCTACGAACTGGTACAAGAACGGTTCCACCAGGCAGTAGATCGCTCCTAGTTGTTCCACATCCTGAGGGAAGTTAGTATCCTGCATATCGATGTGGCAGTGCAAGGAGGTACGATACGTCCCCGTGAATCCAAGAGCACGGGAGCAGTCGTCCATCGCATCAACGGCACCGAGGATCTTCGAGCCCGAATATCCTTGTCTGAACGTGAATTCGATACCATTTTTACGTAAACTCCCGTCAACGTGCCAGTCGAAATATCTAGCTACGGATTGTATATGTGCGGGGTACGCGGAGCACTCGGGCGGTGCCTCTCCCTTCATATTCTTGGGGAAAGGCCATTGCCCACACGTCTCCCATTCGTATTCTAGTCCTATACGAGTCTTGGGGAGACAGAACTCTGGGACTGGTTGTTCTTGCTCAAGGAACTCTGCGTTTCCAAAGAGCTGTCGGACTTTCATTATACACCCCAACTATTGTAAAGAATCCACCCTAGCAGGAGTTTACCGGGTACCCCTGTGTAAGTTCTCATCTTATCGGTACCTATTTGTATCACTGAATATCCTACAGCAATACCCTCTGGATGATATCCTTCAATCCAATTTTTATTAAATACCATGTCCACAGGTTCTGGATCTTTGGGCTTAGGAATCGGAGGCGCAATGTGGATATAGTTTTCTGGAATCCCGTGTTTCTTGACGAGTAGCTCTTTAAATACAGAGCAGCTATTAAAGAGCCGTATTGTGGCTCCGGCCACTTCCCCTAGGGGACGCCCCAAGAGTAGTAATTTGCCCTTACTACGATCAATAATGAATCGCTTGGCGCACGCTATCGAGGTCCCTGAATCGAGGCCCTCCAGAAGCGTAGGATAGGTCTTAGGACGGCCGTACAGTTCTCCGAAGGCTATAGATCCAATCTTCTGCATGGTCTTATCTTCTGGCTTTATAGGCCCAAAGAACTGTATACCTCCGGTCTTCCAGGGGAACGATTTACGCAGGTTCTTAGCCAGCGGATGCTTCCACAGGCCACATCCCCCGGGGACGTTGAATAACAGGGGCTCAAGGACGATGGGATCCAATACTTTCCACCAATCCTGCCAGGAAATCTTCTTGACCTTAAACTGGGCCTCTCTGGTCAGATAAGTACCAGTGATGTAATCTGAGTTCTCGTGTTCTCCAACGATGAACAGCCTTGTCTTAGTGCTGGTTAACTTCCACATCATTGCTGTCTCTTGGAAATAATGGTAGAAGTCTTTGTGATCCACGTCCTTGTAGATCGAGCCGTTTACGGTAAGCATTTTATCCTCCGATTACGGCTTTGCCTTTGCTTCTGGGACCCTGCCCTCGCGGCGCAGCACGATCACCTACCCAGTGCTTGAACATATATCTAAGATCGTTGCCGCAGCGACGGTACGTGTTCAAAGTGATGGCTCGCTCAGTACTGCCCAAGTCACCCAGATCAGACATTTTCCAGTTTTTATACGCCCTCTCCAGATCGTCGTTTAACCTGGCGCCGTGCCCATCGAAATTGAGAATATAGCTCATTGAGACGATTGCTTTGTCAAATTCCTCGATAACGTCGTGGAAATAACCCTGATAATCCTTCTTGACTGTGTTGAACTTGGCGTCATTGCACCACCAATTATCGGGACTACGATGCTCAACGCCATACGGAGTCTCTCGATACAGTCCTGGATGGCCGTAGAACGGGTATCTAGCTACGTCCACAAATCCGCACATCGGAAATATCAATAACGCATCCATCATTTTGATGGCGTTCGCTTTATCCAAGCCCTCGGGCCACGGGTCAATGCCGAGATGCACGTGCCCACCCGCAAACCGGCTAGCCCCAAATCGTTCAATAGAAGGAGCGTTCCGTAAGCCATAAGCAAATAGATCAGGAGAACAGCCGATACACATCGCTTCAGGAAGCTTGACAAGATCGTCCATTCTGAACGTAGCATGGGAGTCCTCCGAAATAATATAATCCTTGTGCTGATTGAGGAATATCAGCATCAGATCTTGAAGCTTCTTACGGCAATCCTTCAATGATTTCGATGGAGTTACGTTGAATTCGACTGCACAGCCGTCTTCGAGATAACCACCGTCTGGTGATAGAAACATAGGAGCCCGTTTCTCTCCGCCGAATTTCCGGCACGCAGGGACCACTAGACCCGTCTTCTTTTCGCGTACAAAGAACTCTGGATCAGCTCCGATTGTAACAGTGTACTTACTCACACGTAACCTCGTTCCGTTTTTTGTTCATCAACTCTTCTATGACCCGCATATCTCCCGGCGAATATTCATCCGGGAGTTTATGTAAAACTGTCTCTCGTGCGTATGCTTGTCTATCGTCTTCGAGAGAAATTATGTACCAATCAAGATGGTTGGATCCCTCAGTGTGCGCTATGAAGTTTACTACTTGTACGACAGTTCCATCATACGCATGTATCCAGGCATCTCCTTTTTTGCAATTCTTAATCCCTTGTAATAAAGCAAACTCCCCGTTGGCGAACTTAGGCATAGTCCACTCCTAAAAGCCGGTCTATCTAGCGGGCCGGCACGCTTCTTTAGGCGCTCTTTTATAGTCCCAAGGGAGGCGATGCCTAATCCTCGGTTCACGATTATCTCCCCACCATCAACAATACCACGCTACAAGTGCTTCCTTACGGCTGTCATCTCACAACCGCTTACCACACCTCAACGTGCTTTCCAGTGGATCTCTGAATATCTCAAGCGCCTCAGACAACCATGCACTGCATCTGCAAAAAGTATTCTGGGTTTTCTTTCGCTAATCGCGACGTGGCAATTAGGCGGCCCAGCCTACGACTAGGATTATCTCTAGGAGAGCAATAACTCCAATAGGTATCAGTGAGATGCTCACCCGTTTCCGTATTAACGACATGGGCTGAAGTTGCATATTGCGCAGTACCCCTTACGTTGTGTTCGATGTCATTACCATCATGAAAATGATGTACAACCACTTTATGAGCCATGATTAATTCCTAATTACACAAGGGCCAGTTACTCGAACGAATTTCCCATCCTTAGAGTCTTTGAATTCCCATCCATCAGAATTGTCCACAGTCGCGATTTTACCGGTGCTCTCGGTGTCAAGAATCACCGTATCTGCGCTGTAGCAAGTGATGTGACCAGGACTGCCAAGGGCACCCCAACTAGCCTGTGTGGCATCTGTACAGCCGCTAATTAAAATAACGGCTAACACCATTAATGTCTTCATTAGGACTCCTAAATATCGTGGACGTAGGAAAGCGTAGCCTCTAGCGAGGCTGTTGCGGACAAAAAAGCCCGTTGAGAACTAAATCTCAATACGGGCGAGTGGGGCTCAATGGCCCCTGGGCGGACAGAAAACTATGCGGAATGCGGATCTTGAACGAATGCCAAGTCCGTAGTGCTCTTTTTATTCTTAGTCTTGAGCTGAGCAAGCACTTCGGCTTGCTTTTTATCTAAGGAAAAACGATCCCATAGCATATTAGCAGGGATACGTCGTTGAATATTAACGATAATCTTAATCATGGACCACCCAAGAGAGAAGCGACCAAACTTCACTCAGATGTATGTACTGCCACCACTTTTTGTGGTTTAGCTAGATCCCTGGACGTTTTATATTAAACTGCGAACGTCCAAACGCAGGTTACACGGGCGGGCGAGTGCCCGTGTTGGGGGTAACAAATGGAACGCTCACCCTCTCCACCGCCCTGTACCTTGAGAGGCTACGAGACAGCGGCTCACAACCGCCGTTTCGACCTTACGGTCTCATCAGTCGTATAAAATGGTACAAGGAATGCACAGCTACTTGCGTTCCGGTGCTGTGGTAGGACCCTTAAACTGGCGGTATACTATTCCGGGCGGTATACCAGCGACCCTCCGCTTCATCGGGGAATTGAACCCCTTCATCCCACTAATTGCGATTATCGTCGCGTGTGAGAGCTTAGACCGGTTGAGAAACGACCCTCAAGCCGCAGCCACAACTGCAGGTTGACTATCCTCTTCCACAGAAGATGAAGAGGGCGCGGGATTATGCGCTAAAATACGACCAATAGTATGGTCGTATAGATGGGTCTCAACGCCTGGAAAGTTGTTGTGGACCCAATCTGTGCCCGTACCCCGATCAACCGTTAAATGGAGAGCAAGTCCTCCCGTGTACGGCGCTTTGGGATTAGGCAAATTCGTATGCAAGTAGACATGGTCGTCGCCTTGCTTAAGACGGAAAATCTCAACACTATGCACTGTGGCGAGTAAGCGACACGCCCTTAATAGCTGTGCGTTCATGATAATCCCATTAATTGTGTTAACCATTAAGATTATTAATAGTGATCCGACCCATAACTAGCTAGTGACAGTAGGACTGTCGCCTCGTGCAGCGCATGGTCCACTCTTGAAATAATGGGTGATTTCCCCACTAAGGGCGTCAGTGATGACCGTATATCCATTACGTTCATAAGCGATTTTCTGAGCAGCTCTTTTTGCTGCTCGTTCAGCGACTTTAGATTGTTGTCTTGCTGCAACATAAAGCACGGTTAATCGTATTACCCAGTAACAAGCGATAGCGCTTACTACCAAACCCATGTCGTTCTCCCATGTGAAAGCGGGCCGACCAAGGGAATGGCCAGCCCGCCTATCTACTCATGCAAACATCTATCTAGGGAGATTGTGTTAAATTAGTCACGTCATGATTACTAACCTCCGCTCACGGCTTAGTTTAGTGTGTGTCTAAATTAGCAGCCTATTTAAGCTGCCATCCCCGCGCAGGGGATTACTTGCCTCAGCCTACCCGGCTTTGTCTTTTACGCCGTGCTTTCTACAGCTTTCATCCCCTACATATATTAGACAGTCTGGCGGGAATTAAGTTCCCCGCTCATTTGTGAATCCAGTGGCACATGCAACCTTGCAGTATTCCGTACTTAGCCCTTAAGCGAGCCAGCAAGGCCCTTCGTTTAGCAACTCTATTAGCCTTTTTAATATCCTTATAGCGCATATTACTCACCCATGCCCCGGAAAACCTTGCGGGTAATTTCTAAGTTAATCAATTACTTTCCCCATATATATTAGACAATTATGCATAACTAAAGTTCCGCCCTCGCTAACGCTCAGGTTCCCGGCCCAGGCAAAGGTTGAACCCTAAAGCATTCAGGCAAAATAAAACCCCCAGACCTAAGCGTTGCCGCCTAGATCCGGGGGTTAGATTAATTAGGTTAACCGTTAACTAGATTAACCGACCTTGACATCTCCTGTGGGCTCCATTCTGATGCCGTCAGCATAGACGGCCCCTTTAGGCTCATTGCTCTGTGCGTCCTGCACTTCGTTGGCCTGCTCGATCAGCGCTTCTTCCTCTTCCCAGGCCTTTTGTCCTGCATCAAGCGCAGTCATCCGCTCCTGCTCAGTCATGATAGTCCACGCCTCTGTGGGAATCCAAGCAGGCTGGATAGCAGACTGAGATCCTTCAATCTCATCGTCAGCACCAGTACCCTCAGTCCCTGCAACCGCACCGGGCAAGCTTCCACCTGCAGCGGCAGCGGGAACCTCTGGCCGAATCGGAGCGCTTCCAAGCTTGGACACTCGTTCACGGTTCGCGTCGGCCGCCGCATTGAGCAATTCTTGCAGCTTTTGCGCACATTCGGTGAGTATTCCATTAAGATCTTCCACCTTGACATCGTCGTTGTTGTCTGCGTCGTGAGTCAGCCGAATGACCTTGTTTAAGGCTTCCTGCGTACTCTTGACCTGCAAACCCCGCTGATCGACGTTGGTGCCGTTTGCAATCCCTTGCTGTGTCTGCTCGCCGTTCTGCCCAGTCTCGGCCGCAGCTTGCTTGGCCTTCTCCTTGTCCTTCTGCTCCATCTTGACAGTGTACTTTACCTGTGCTTCTTGCGCTTCCCGGACGTCCCGCATGAACTGCGTTGAGCCCTTCTTGGGATCGGCGTACCGTTCCGAGAAAGCGTCCAAGTAGCCCTTGGCCAGAACCTTCATCGGAGCCCCTTCGTGCTCGTTCTCGAAGATCCAGAGCTTCTGAACTACGTCGGCCATCTCTTCGGCCCCGTCAATCAGTCCAATTAGCTTGGACTTGGTAACGGAGTATGACAGTTGCGTCATTCCCTGGTACTTGGCAATGTCTCCCAGAGACTTGATTTTGCCCTTGTAGTCAGGATCCGATGCCGTGACCAGTTCACGGAACTTCTTGATGGCCCGAGCTTCGCCTGTGAGCAACGAGCCCTTAGCAAGCTCTATGTCACCACAAGACCGGATGAGATTGAAAAGGTCTCTGGTCCAGCCTGCAGCCTCCTTAGCGGACTTCAGAATCAGTCCGACCGTGGCATCTGCCGCCTTCTCGTCAATCTTTTCCTTTGTCACCAGGTCCATGACCGTGGCTCTGGAGTTCTGAGCATCAATCTCAGCACTCGTTCCAGCCACTCGCCCATTAGGAAGCATCGCTCCAACTGCACGTTGAATAATCGACATGGTAATCTCCTAAAATATGTGATATTTGAGGCTTACTCATGTAGCGCACTAGATAGCGCCCTCGTTAAAACTAAACCCTAGGTATCATCATCATTCTGAATTCTACCCAAGCACTAGGAAGATCCTTCTTAAGCTTGAGCCATTCATCCGCTTCCGCGCCCGTCATAGGCGATCCGCACCAATCCCAGCTAGTCCAACCCCCCGCCGTATTGCGCGACCGCATTTGGACTTGGTATTCCCGCACGACCTTAACCGTAAACTCAGGCTTAGGAGGACGACCAAGCTTAGCTAGCCACTCTAGGAATTCAAGCATGACAAGACTCCCAGTGCGCCAGTATGACCTTGTTTACCGCGGGCGTTATGACCTTGGAACAAAGCGGGTACGTCAAACACGCCCAGCGAAAGAAAACATAAGCTCTACTGGCCATGGCTATTCCTCCCTAGAACTGAGCTTGCCATTGACTACGGCATTATCTCCTTCAGCTGGCACACAATTAGGGATATAAGATCGCCCGTACGTGGTTGGCTTGACATCCGGCTCATCCCCCTTAGTGGCCTCATTAAAGAATAAGACCATCAGGAACAAGATCAGAGCCACAAGAAAGGCTATAACAACGATTATCGCAGTTTCCCGTATTCGCATTGATGGTAACATAATACACCTCACATATAAGAATGTGGGCGCTATATGGTACGCTACACGATTAGCCCCGGATTGTTAAACAGCAGCCCAAGCGTTAAGCGAGGGATTGCACACGTATAGCCGCTGCTAGCCTAGACGCGCCTATCGCGTCCGATCAATCTCACCTCTTACGTAGATTAGACAACAGCACGCTCAAATAGTTCAACCCTGTTAATCATAAGAAGAGTCAAGATTACTTGTGTTAATGGTTAAGGGTATTAGCCATTAATGGTGCATGTGCTATCAGTGTGCATCATATCATGAACAGTGCGTATCACATGGGGTGTATGGTATGAGATATATCACTGCGCCCCACATCACACGTGATACATCATATATCATAGCTCCTGCCTAGACAGTACCAGCCTAGACAGCGCTTGCCATGTCAACCTTCGTCCGCTCGGACGCCACCCGGGGCCCTCTTTAAGGAGAGCCTAATTCGGACGTACCGAATTCGCTGATTGGGGGAGGAAAAATGGGGTAGCTAGGAGAGCGTATAAGCCTATTAGGGAGGGGGAGAGAGGACCCTATAGGTAGGTAGCGGGGGTCGCCTCCTATCCCCTATAATCCCCTTACGGAGGCTCCTAGAGCCGATAGACAGGGACGTCTAGAGTAAGGGGATGTGCCCTAGCACAGACCCAGCGAAGCCGGGATAGATTCCTATCTACAGGGAGTGAACAGATAGGACTTGACTTTCTTTAACGTACTCTGATATAATACCGTACATAAGAAATAATAATGTTCTTAAAGGGTGACTACCTTATAATTGTCTTCCCATGACAGACGGGATAATTTGAGAATAGTCTGTGGTCGGTTATCAGCGTGGCCCATAGCTAGCATAACGCTTCAGTAGCCAAGCAGTCTTCGGCATGACGTACAGGTACTTACCGGAAAGTTAACCGGTTGACTTGGGGTCCCCGGTAGTAGCTTACTCCTGACTCTAGACTCCCTCCTGTACTCTTAGGAATACATGAAGCGGTAAGGGCAAGATTTATCTGAAACTCTTAGAGATCCTATGCCCTATAAGATCCCCTCCGATATGTCCTTCTCCGATCGTCAGCAGCTCCGTGAGTACGGTAAGCTAGTCAAGTACTTATCTACTGGTGAGTATCTCCAGACTAAAGCTATTCAGTACGTCCGAGAGGATCGAGAGATCCAAGACATCAATTATCACCTAAACTCATTAGTTTGCCCTGAACCTCGAGTCTAAAATGGGTATTCGCTTCCAGGGTTTCCGAATTCAAATAGAAGCCCTCTCACATACCGACACCTAAGGACTCCTAATGCTCTTTCTTCCCGTTCTCCTTCTCGTAACCCACGGATACCTGGCCGACGACGCTATCTCCACTCGTCCTCTCCTCAAGGAGCAGTGTACTGAGTTCGTGAAGGAGTACGTCACAGAAACGAATAAGAAGCTCCCTGAGGGCACCAAGGCAGTAGGCCTGTGCATACCCATAGGGGATGACATCAAAGCCGCTCCTGTGGCTCCTACGGGGCGTACAGGCCAAGACGGATCCCAGACTCTCTAGGTATTTACAGGTTTCTAAAAGAAACCGGATAAACGAAGTTTATGAAATTTGACACAGACACAGTTACCCAAGCCCCCCAGCAGACCCCCCGTAACCGGGGATTTGAGGACCATGGACCCCAGTTTGCAAACCATACAGAAGCAAGTCGAAAAGGAAACGGCCCAAGGCCATTCATGGGACACAGTGGTCCAGCTGCGGATGATTCAGGAATTGATCGAGGTCAGTTCTCAAGTCGCTCAGTTAAGCAAGGTCCTGTCTGAGATCTTATCTGATGCCAGATCAGTCAAGCAATCCTCCGATGGTCTTGCCTCCCCCAGCTCCGCAAAACGAGGCCGAGGGCGTCCAAGCGGGAAAGGACACACCTAAGTTCGAGTTCGCCCAGAACCCGACTCGTATCCACCCCGATGCTACTAGGCATCCGATTACCAAACGCTTCCAAGGTAAGTACTAAGTGGGACACAAATACGTCCACAGGCACCACTGCCCTGCGTGCAATCTAAAGTGGTGGCTCGTATATGGCTAACGTATCTGTCACTGAGTTCCAAGGACTCGGGTACGTCGAGTCCGGCACGGACGGAATGAGCTTTAAGCTTGCTGCCCAAGCTCCTCGATATACTACCAAGACTGTGGTTGAGCAGGCTCTAATGTCCTCTCCTACCACCTCTCCAGCGTTCGGCCAGTACACAAGGATGATCCGTGTACATACTGATGCACCCATTAAGATATCTATCGGGAGTGCTCCGGGCGCTACGGCGAACTCGCCCCGGCTAGCTGCCAACCAGACAGAATATTTCACGGTAGATCCGGGGGATAAGATTGCCTGGATTACTAGT